CGGGCGCCGGTGCTGCCGGGGCAGCGGGTGCGGCAGGCGCAGCGGGGGCAGCCGGAGCGGCGACCGGCGCGGGATACAGCTCGATGAGCTTCACGGTCTCATGGACCTTGTCGCCCTTCCAGTGATACGCCGGGTTCGTCGGGTGCAGTGCCCAGCCATCCGCTTCTGCGGCTGCCTTCGGGTCGTGCGCGACGGGCGCTGCGGGAGCAGCGGGTGCCGCCGGTGCAGCAGGCGCCGCGGGAGCGAAGCCTGCGGGTGCAGCCGCAGGAGCGGCAGCGGCAGTTCCGAAGCCAGCGGGAACACCACCAGCCGCCGGAGCAGCGGCAGCGCCGGCGCCCACGGTTTCGACCGCCTCGTTGATGTTCTTATACGAGATGATCTCGTTCTGGTCTTCGTAGTTGTCGTCGCCCTTGCGGATCTTGACCTTGATCTTCAGCGGGATGCCGTGGAGCTGCTCGCTGTTCGCGATGTGCAGCACGCCGACCGCGTGACCGATGGCGGAGAGTTGCTTGAGCGCAATCTCCTGGGCGGTCGCATTCGCGTTCTTGATGTTCAAGCGCGCGAACAGCTTGCGATTGGCGTATTGCCCGTCGATCACCGCAAAGCGGACCTGCAGATAGCTGCCGGCGCCGTCCTTCGTGGGCTTGATCTCGGACTCGTCCATCTTGGCGTTATACCAGCCGGCCGGGATCACATCGAACCCGGTATCCGGTTCCACCTGAGTGGCATCGAAGTTCAGTTGTGCCATGGTATGCTTATTCCTTTCATCGGCGGCGGATCAAGCCGCCATTATTTTTGCAAAAATCGCGCTGAGGATTGGAGGTTCGATCGAAGCCAGCGCGCCACTCCGATCTTTCGCTACATACTGCAGATCAGGCTGAGTCTGTAGGAAACGATATGACTCCCCTTGGGGCGTCTTGTTGATGCCGAGGCGGAACACCTCGTCGAAGAAGTAAGGCAGCTTGTGCCCCAGCTTGGCGCCAGGCATGGACGGCGCATACTTGACCACACCGCTCATCTCGTCCTTCATCGGTTCCATCTTGGCGGTGATGAGGACGTGCTTGTTCGGTATGTCACGGAAGCTGCGGATGGTCGTTTCCATCTTCTCGATGAGCTCACCATACGCCTGGCGCGGGTCTTTCACCTGCCGCTTGGCGTTGTTGAGGATAACCTCAGCGATTTCTGACGCGCTGTCCATCCCGATGGTGTGGAAGCCCTTCGCCTCGTTGGACTCCGTCACCCAGCGGTGCGCTTCCGCGAGGTCTTCCACCGTCTTGATCTCGATGATGGGCATGTTATAGGTGATATGCGGATTCCCGACGCCATACAGACGTTCGAGGTTCGCCTTGCGCAGCGACAGCGCACCGGACTCGTTGCTGATCATCAGCGGAACGGGTGCGGTCGCCAGCAGCATGGTCTTTCCCACACCGGCCTCACCGTATGTGAGGACCTTGACGCCTCCTGCGCTTGTCGCCTGTTCGGCGGTCGTGAACACCATTGCCATTACATATCCTCCGCGTTGCGGAACGACTGCCACGTCGGGAACCTGGGCTTGTCCTTGATCCCCTTGGGGAAGAACTTCGCCTTATGGATTAGCGACTTGAACTCGTCCTGATTGATGAAGTAGTGCTTCCTCTGTTCGTGCGTCAAACACCCCGCACCGACACGAACTTCTGCACCCTTGGGGAACAGGAGGGTATCGCCGTCCATGACGTCGGCCAGCACGGTGCCCAGCATAGCGCCAACCATGCCATTTGCAACCTTATTCTCCTGATGAGAACTGCGGAAGGTGTTGCCGAGTTCGTTCGTCTGAGCTTCGTTCTGGTTCTCTTCACCCTCGATGATGGTGTGGACCCGGAACTCGAAGTCAACGAACCGCTTGATGCGCCACTTGTAGAGCTTCTTCCCCGCGCGCCCGTCCTTGTGAGGCATGTCCGGACCACACAGAACAGTCCCTTCATAACCCGCGATCAGGTTCTCGTCGTCGAACGCTTCCAGCTCCTCGAGTGAGTGCAGCACGCGCGAGGGCATGATACGCAGATGCGGGAACAGGTGTGGGGCTTCCCCTGCAATCTGGCGCACGCGCTCCTGGAGCTGGAGCATACGATGCTCATACCCCGCGTTCTTGTTTTCGACCGTAACGTAATCGAACAGCCACCAAAGCACATATGGTTCGCCTAGGATGGTTCCTGTGACGCTCGACGTAATGCGGCAGAGGTCGGGGTGCGTCTCCCGCTCAGCAGCCAGCTCACCGTCGAACCCGACGAGCGCACTGTGGCTGAGTTGTGTGGTCAGGTAGCGGTTCTTGAAGGGCTTCAGGGACCGCCCGGTAAGGCGTCCCGTCATGTTGAGCGCACGCACCCCGTCGACCTTGGGTTGCCCGATCATGGGGAACACCAGCTTGTCAGCCTGCCAGTCGTCGAGTAGATGCGGTTTCATTTGACATCCGTCCCTTGTTCTTTAAGCACCCTAGCGAGGTCTTTCAGACTAAGCAAGCCCCCGCGTGCAATACGCTTGGCCGCGTCATAAGTCTCCTGGATGGCTTCGTGTGTTACCTGATCCTTGAATTCGTCAGGTGTGAGGTTCTTGTCGATGCCTAGCTTGGGCTCCTCGAACAGCGTGTCATTGTTCACACCGTCCTCGAAGTCACCTAACACCGTCGGGGGCGCATCCGCTGTCAGGATCGCAACGCGGTAGCCCCGGAAGTGGATTTCGTCCCCGACGATGTAGGTGCTCATCAGGCTTGTTCCGCCTCGTTCTTGTCCGCTGCGAACGCCAGCGTCGTGACGCCGAAGAACGCTGCTGACGTGTCAGGGAAGTGCTGCACCAGTAGCTTGGCGCATTGTTCAGCGACGGAGCGGTGCTCAGCCTGCACGCCGATCTCGGTGCGCTCCTTGATGTAGTGCAGCCACGTGCGAACGCTGAAGTGGAGGTAGAGGGTGCTGGGCACCAGCCCCTCGGGAAGGATGGTCCGTGCAACCTCCTTAGCGACACCGCGCGACAGCCACATCTTGTAGTCTGCTTCGTCCGCGGCAGCTTTCACCTTGATGTATTCGTCCCACAGGCGCGCCACCTCGTGCTCCTCGTCCGTCTCCGGAAGGCGCGACAGCTGGCGATTCGTGGGATGCTGGAAGCGACATTCGCGCGTATCCAGAAGCGTCGCATATTCCGCATAGCGTCCGGAGAACTCCTGGAAGCCAATTGCGGACAGGTGGCGCAGGATCTGCCGACCGACGTCGCGGGTTGTGGTCACTTCCAGGCACATGCTTGCCATTTGGAAAGGTGACCAGTGATTGTGATCGATTAGGTAGCGGATCAGCCGGGTGGCAGACGCATCCCTATTGCCCGGGTTACTCACCCGGGCAATGTCGGCGATCAGCTTGTCCCCATCGAGCGTCGCATGGGTGAAGGCGACCGAATGGTTCTTCATGCTTCGTCCACCTTGGGAGCGGCCGGCGGCGCCTGGGGCGGGACCGGGGGAGCCAGGGAGATGGTCGTCGCTTCGAACAGGGCACGCGCTGCACTGCCCTCGGGCAGCGAATCGCGGAAGCTATTGACGAGCGACTCGCGCTGTTTGACGCGCTCGACCTCCTGGATGGTCTCGCCGAACTTGCGCTCGTTCTCGACCAGCTCGTTGTGGTATTCGAAGTCGATGCGCTGGACCGCCCACTGATAGGTGAAGTCCGCGTCCACGTCGATCACGGGGAATTCGTCCACCTTGACCACATTGGCGAACGCGAGCATATCCCGCGCAGGCACGACCAGCATGTCGCCTTCCTTGATGCCCCAGGCCTTCGGAACCTTATAGGTATAGGTCCGCAGCTGACCCTCGGGCGGGGACCAGCGGGCACCGCGCAGCGCGTCCGGATCCAGGTCGCCCTGTTCGAACCGCTTCACGTGGCGGGGTTTCTCCGGGACGATTGCCTTGTCGCCCTGGATGTTGACGTGGACCGTCGTGAACGTCTGGTCCAGCAGCGAGAACATATGACGCTGTTTCATTTGTATGCCTCCATATCTCCGCGAAGCCTGCGGCGGGCCAACCTCATTCCTTCCTTAGCGCGTTTATCACAGAGGTTGTTTGTGACGTAACGTGCTTCCGTCTTGTTCGTATGACCTTTTACATGGCGGAACGACACCGTGCAAGCATATTCGCGCGTCAACTCATAGAAACGCTTTTTGCCTGCCCGCTCATCCCTTGTCAGGCCAACCTTGATATTGCTGCTCAGCACGTCAATGGCGCGCTGGCAGTCGGTCTGGAGCAACACATGGTCGCCCGCGTCAAGCACTCCTCTCATCTTGCCAAAGAACAGACCGTTCACCAGTGCTAGGAGTTCGGCTGCGCTGCTAGTGTCCACGGGGTGCTGGAACGATCCACCGCCCCCGTGGCGCGCCCGCTCCGACACGGCCCAGAACCCATAGCCAGCGGCCTTGGTCTCAGTGCAGTGCGAAGCGTCCGCAATTATGGTGACGCGCATTAGCTCCCGCGCTTGGGGATCTTGATGTCCACCTGCGGCGAACCGGGCTTGACGACCAGCACACGCTCGAAGACCTCGCGCTGGGCTTCCGTGAGCTTGCGGTAGGCTGCCACCTTCAACTCTGGCTTCCATACGATCAGGTCGTCGAAGGGAATCTCCAGTCCGTGGAGGTTGTCCTTCTCGTTACCCTTGGCAGCTTCGAGCGCCGCCTTGAGTGCTTCCAGCTCACCCTCATCCACCTTGCGGTCGATGCTGTGGACAGCCTTCAGCTCTGCACCCGTGCCGTCCTTGAGCGGATGGGTGTTCGTGCCCTCTTCCGGGGTAGGGAAGAAGAACTTGAAGATGCGCGTGCGCAACAGGATCTCAGCGGTCTTGACCTCTGCCAGTTGCTTCTTGAGCAGGAACCACTTCGCCAACTCGGCGGGGGTTACTGCCTGGGCTTCCTCTAACTCTGCCATTGCATTGCTCCTTTGCTGTGACCCGACCTATATGGGGCATAGGTCGGGCCGACGCAAGCGAATTGTTTAGTCTTGCAGGTCTTCGCCGTTGAGGTCGCGCATGAGGTTCTCCACCGTGCCATGGCGGGGCAGATCCCCGTCGCGCACTTCCTGGATTGCAGCCTGCGTCTCCGCGTTGGGAACATGCGCTTCGGTGACGCCCGGCGTGTGGGCGCGCGTGTCCTCTTCGCCCTTGAAGGGTTTGCGCGCCGGAATGACACCCTCTTCGGGCTGCGCCTTGTCAGCGCGGTCCTGCGCTGCCTGATCGCTGTAGCTGAGCGCCGCGTAACGCTTGGACAGCTTCAAGATGTTGCTGTTGAGGCACTCCTGGCGTTGCAGGCCGAACATATAGCAGAGCGTGAGCATGGACGCTGCCAGCGCACTGATCTGGTTCGTCAGCAGCTCCAGGTCCAGCTCCTTGTTGTAGATCGCCGCCTTCTTGACGGTGTCGAGGACCTGCGAAGCGTGGATTGCGATCGCAGCGCCGACGGGCAGGATCTGGTCCGGACTGATGGTGGCATTGCGCGCGATTTCGTCCGCCGCGTCCCATTTGATATGCACGCCGCTGCGCTGCACGATCTGCTCGACGTAGAAGAACAGGTCGCCCAGCTCCTCACGCAGATTGACGCGGTCGATACCGCCTTCAGGCGGGAACATAAGGGCTTCGAGCAGCTCACCCGCTTCGCCGGACACACCCGTGGCGCCGTGCCACAGATCGACGGTGAAGACGGAAAGGGTGTCGATGATAGCCTGCGGAGGCTTCACCAGTGCGGCGACAAGCTGCGGATGCGTGATCGATACTGTGGTCATCATGTTAACTCCGTTGAACGAGGTGCAAAGCATAGCGCGCACCCTAGCGCCATCGCAACAGTTAGTTGTCGCTTCCAAGTTCAGAGTAATCGGGCAGCTTCAGGATTCGGAACGCGCGTCCGTGGTGGCTGAACATCTCCACCAGCTTATCACCCTTGACTTCCATTATGAAGCCGTTGGCGATCATCTGGTGCAGCGATTCGTCCAGCGCCTTGCTAGTGCCGAACTTGTGCTTGTAGAAGCTGGACACGCGCGATACACGGGTCTGGAGGTAGTTCCGTGGAACGATACCACCTTCTCGCATTGCGTCCGGTATCTTGTAAGATGCTGCGACAGGCTTGGTCTGGTATTGCTTGATAATCTCTACCAGCTTGCGCTCGCGGCTGCTATCGTTAAGCCCGACGTCACCACCCTCCAGACGCTTCTGCATGATAGCGATATCGGATAGCACAAGGTTGACCGCCCATTGCGCATGTTCCAGCTTTATGATAGGATTAGTGAAGTTGTCGCCAACTGCCAGCACACCCGCAACGCGAAGCGCCTTCAGCGTTGCACGGTTCCACATCTGGCGCCGTGATTCGTCTGTGGTGCTGCGGATGTTGTTCGCTGAGCGCGTGCTGAACTCAGCTAGGAAGCGCGCTGCCTCCTCCGTGCGCTGCACCGCTTGGGACTCGCCCTTCGCAATGTTGACATCCGCTTGCCCTGCAATGGCGCACAGATACATCGTAAGCGCGTCGTCGGGGAACTCGATTATGTTAGCGTTCTCCGCAGGGCGGTCCCCTTCATACTGGATGACAAGGAAGCGCGACAGGAAACCATCTTCCATCATGGATTCGGTCAAGCTGTCATAGAATGTCTGCGGGGTGCTTTCGCCCACCAGCGAATAGGCGACAGCTTGCAGTGCCTCGATGTTGTTCTCCGTTGAGCTGTATCCAATACCGCCTACAATGGACTTCGGGCTTGATTTCTGATACAGGTTCGTCATCTGTGTTCGCAGCGTTGTCATCGGGCCTTCACGGTCGTCCTCGTTGGCGATGCGCTTCATGCGGCGCCCCCATTCACCGGACACGTTAACGAACGATGTGTTCTGCGAGCACGCTTTGATAAGTGCTGGTCCAGACGCATACTCTGTGAAGTCAACGAAGTTCCCAAAGATGGGTGACTTCTGCAAACACGCATTGACCACACTGGAAATCCCGTCGTGCAGTGCTTCCTTGCCAATGGCGGAGCGCGCAACAAGAACGATATACAGGTTCAGCCCGCTCTTGGGGATGTGCCATGCCTTCCCAACGATGCCTGCCATAAGACCAAGCGCCGCAGTGATAGACACTTCCTTAATAGGTAGGAACGAACTGTTGAAGATGTATTGCGCTAGGCTGCCGACGAACCCCGGCGGCCATGTTATGCCCTGCTCAGCAGCACGCACCGCAGCAGGCGTCACTGGCGCCAACTGCGCAAGCTGGGCCTCAGCCGGTGCAGGGGTAGCGACAGGCTCGCCTGTGCCGGGCACCTGTAGGGGGCTCACCGTGCGCGGGGGTGCAGTGCCGAACGCGCTGTCAACCGCTGGTGCCGCTGGCACACCCCCTTGCATGGCCGCTATTTCCTCGCGAGCCAAGCGTTGCTGTTCCAGAAGGTTGTCTGCAGCTTGGAGGATAGCGGACATCTCCACGCTTTGCTCCCGCTCCTGGCGGTCACGGATGGTCTTTAGCGTGAAGTTGAGGTATTTGTCATCCTTGACGGACTTCTCACGCTTGCCCAATCCCGACTCACGGAACAAGCGCCTGCACTGCGCATTGCAATCGGAGTAGAAGGTGAACATGGACATAAGCGCCAAGTCAGCTTCGGACTGTGAGGGGAACGCGAACTCGTCCTCCCGCCACAACCCCTTGAACAGCTTATTGAACTTGTCCGCGTTGGACGCACTGGTCGCGACCTGCATCAGATACCAGTCGTCGAACTGCTCAGGCAGCTCCACCAGCTCCACAACCTTCTGCATGGGGCGCATCCGCGTCACCATGTTCAACAGGATGTGTTCCCGGTTCTCAATGCCGTTCGTGATCCAGACATCGCCCGTGCAGATGATAAAGCGTTCCTGCGAATACACCTCCACACCGTCGCGCCGGTAGCCCTTGCCGATCTTACCGCGGATCCAAATGTGGATGCCTTTACCGGATTTGGAACGCTCTGTGTAGCTGTTCATCTCCCGCATGATAGCTTGGTAGACGTCGAACTGCGCAACAGTGGTCCACTTGTCGGGCTCGTGCGGATGGGTGAGCGCGTCCTTAACGTCCAGATCGATACAGCTGAACGGGTCGCCTGCGTTGAGGATATAGCCCACAGTGTAACCCGTCTGCGTGACAACGACGCCCTGCGGATTAGTCCATGTGGTCACCGTATTCGCATTCAGCTCAGCAAGCGCAACCGCGTCTTCGAAGGACATCCATTCGCTGGGCGCTGTGACGGATATGTTCCGCACCTTGCTATTGATCAGGGCCATGGGCGCTTTGCTTGCACCAGCGACAGCCCATTGTGGACGCTCGCGCAGTGCTTCAGGCAGGCGCTGCCAATTGGAGACGGGCCTCACGCGCTTGCACGTTCTGCACGCGCTTTGGACCACTCCGCAAGATACGGAGCAATGGCGTCCCGCTCCCACAGCATGATCTGCGGTTCGCCGTTCGGTCGTCGGATAGTAACAGCTTCGGGCAAGCGCCCCGTGCGCAGGGCCAACAGCACGGTCGTCCGATGCACCTTTAGCAGCAGGCAGACTTCCGTAGTCGTGATGTATTTCTTATCAAATTCAATTTGCGCAGACACGGACAATCCCCAGGCACGATATTGCATTCGGTAAGCGACTGTAGCGCAGCGAGCGCAGTGTCAACAAGCTCTATTTGTTGAGGTAGTCGTCGACCAATGCTTGAGCAGCATCAGCTCGGGTGATTTGCATTGTAAGCTCGTGCTCTGCGTTGCTGACGGTTGCAGCGCGGGCCACCTTGGCAGCGCCCACAGCAGCGTCGTAGGCCAGCTTTGCGCTGCGCTCCACACCGCGGAGCCATTTGCGCCCTTCGGTGACGTAGGATGCCTGTAGTTTGGCCTCCTTGATGAGGGCAGCAAGATCGGGATCGTCCACTGGCTCCACACGGTTCTTGGCACGGAAGCGCGCTACGCCCTCACGGTTGAGGCGCTTCTTCTTATCCTCAGGCGTCTCATTCGGATTGTCCAGGCTATGCTTGTGCAGCTTGAGCCACGGCTCAATGCGCGCCTTAGCGTTCTCCAGCGTGGATAGGAATGTGCTGGGCCGGGATGCGTCCACCATTATGACGCTTTGCATGAGACCTGATAGGGTAGGCGCATGGTATCCGCGCGGAGCGTCCTTGGGCCACCAGCTAACCACATTCATGAAGCTCTGCAGATCACCTTCCTGCACGAACTGCTCAGGTATCTGAAAGCGTTCCTCTGGAACACCACATACGCGCTGATATTCGATGTAGTCCCTACAGACTTGAATAAAGTGTTCGAAGCGCACGTCTTCCGGGTCAGCTGTCTGGAGCCATGTCACGCTTGCAGGGATTGCGATATTATACATCGATGTTGCCTATGCGTATGTGGATGCAATGCTATGCACGGGCGTTGCGCGTAAAGCAAGCGGAAAGTGCAGGGATTACGCTTGGGCCTGTAATGGATGAATGTAATGAAGAAGAGTGTAATGTAGTGAAGATTACAAGGAGAGCATTACAATGCAGAAACACAACCCGCTATAACCCCTTATTACCTTTACATGCGGCTGCCGCTTTTTTGCAAAAATAGTCTGTAATGTAATCCAGTATGATCTTAAAATAATGTGTTAATTTGTTAATATCCCCTATAGTGCTTTCTCGAGTGTTGGGCCATAGCTGGAGCATGTTTATTAGATGCTTCAGATGTCGCCCCTACCATGGATTCCATCGGGAGTTCACCCGAATTAAAATGGTGTAACGCTCGGGTGGCGACAAAACATCGATGTTACTTTCCACTTGCGATGGAGTTATTCGCTTGCTAGAAGGGGTGCAATGCTTCGGCGTTACCTAATAGGTCTTCCAGTTTGCTTCTGCAGGGGCGCTGGACGCACCGTCTGGCAAGGGCGGCATAGTGTTAGGTCGTGTTGGAGACTGCCCTCACGGTGGGGGTCCAGGCCAGATAATATACCGTGCGCAAATGTTGAACTAATTTAACTGGATATTGGTCGTAAAAACCTGATATCTGCAACCGATGGGTCGAGAACGTGCTTCGGCAATGTCAGTAGGCCCATCGGGAGCGTCTTCGGACGTAAGTCGAGGTGTGATCAGCCAAGACTTAGATGTGGGTCGCACTACATCTCGGGCTGCCTCCTAAGGCCCGCAAGACTGCATCAGTGCGCGTTGCTGGTGTGGTCATTGGGACAGCGTGTCCTTTGCCACCTAGTCGGCGTCGGTGCTTCGGTATCGGCGCCGATCCTTTGGGTCCGACAAGCCGAGGGGAGGGGCGATCCAGGATATCGGGAGGCTCGACCGATTTCAGGCGAATTGGTCGATTTATCGGGGCGGCTCGTTAACCATATCTGTTAGGGTTACGAACTCGTTAATCATGAATGCCGCGTTAACCGAAAGCGCGAGGACGATGTTAACCATCTCTTCCTCCATGCACCATTTTAGCACAACTGTCGGATGTATGCAACACATCATGCGTTAAGGTTAACATCTACTCGATGGGCGTTAACGGTAACAGACATGGTTAATGGGTCTGCCGATGTTGTTAAGGTTAATGGATATGGTTAACCCGCCGGCGATGTTGTTAATCATATCTGTTAGTCCGAAAACTGGTATGATTCTTGCTACGCGCACGCTTGCGCGCGCAGCTAAAGCGCATCGCAAATAAATGTGCATCGATGCGTTTTGTTATTGATTTGTTAGCATCTCGGTCGTAGAAGGGGTGCAGCAACAAAGGAGGTAACAAAATGGAAGCCGAACTTAGCTACTTCGATGGATACCATTTTCAGCACATCGCAGCCTACCGCGAGATGCAGCGTTTGCAGCGCATCCGCGTAACCGCAATTCGCGCGCTCGATCGACGCACGGTGCGCCGGTGATCACTGTGGTCATCGGGGTAGCAGTGTTCGCCGCTCAGGTGATCGCTTACCGCTACATCAGCTCGAAGCTGCGCACCCGTGCAGCATACCGCAACCGCCTCGCATCGCTTCGCACGGTCGAGCACGCACCCCGCGTTGCACCGCAACGCTTTGTTAACCGGCCGGGAGAAGACTAATGGACGCAACCGAACTCAAAGTTCAGCTCGAATACCTTAGCGCGAAGCCGCTGCTCGTGCTTACCATCGACACCGAGACCCCCGAACTGCGCGGTGCTATATTCGACGCAATCAAGTTCGACGAGCAGTTCTACCTCGAGCAGCTCACCCCCGAGCNGTTCGCTGAGCTGTTGCCGCGCTGCGACCGCTTGTATATCGACGACACCTGTTGGGACGACCTTAGCGCCGATGAGATTAACGACCAGCTAACCAAGTTCGGCGTCGAATACACCTTCAGCTTCGACCAAGTCGATTCGCCACCATTGACCTGTAGCTACGCCGACGCGGTGCAGTTTCTCGACGATGCACGCACCCGCAACCCTGCTGGCTTCGAGGTCGAAATCGACGGAGCGAAATGGTCAGTAACCGTTAACCACTAAAATGCGAACCGATGCATTTTTTGTTTGCATCTGCTCGCAAAATATCGGAAACCACAATTGCAGCAACGCAATAAAGCGAAGCGCACTAGCAAAGGACTACATCATGGTTGAATTTACGAAAGCTCAGTTCATCGCCAACCTCACCGAGAACGGTGTTGCGATCCCCCGCAAAGCGAACCTCGCTACCCTCACCGAGCTGCACAACGCGCAGTCTGTCGGCCAGCAGATGTGCCCCGGCTGCGGTATCCACCTCAGCAACGGGCACCTCACCCCCGACGACGAGGCTGCTAACATGGGTGGCGTTACCCTGTGGGAGGCGGGACAGCAGCAGATTGAGAATAGCTGCATGGGTTGCGGGCATGAATGGGGTGCGGATCGCGGTGCATACGTCGCGCCCACCAGCACCCCGACCGGTAACGGTCTCAAGATCGAAAAGGACCGACCCGAACAGAATGGGGTGAAGCGCCCCAGCGTAGGGGGTAAGTGTCGCGCGATCTGGGACGCACTGGACAGCTACAGGGCTGAGACCGGCGAACTGCCCACCAGCAAGACCGTGAAGGAGCTTGCGGCCGACGAGGGTTGGAATCCCAACAATGCGTCGATCGAATACTACCAGTGGCGCAAGTTCAACGGTATCGCTAAGGGGTAACACCCCCTAGCACACCCCGACTATATGCACCCCCTGCCTAGCGTAGGGGGTGCATTGTTATGACTATGATAATAATATATTTGATTAAGATGTGTTAACCATGCGCAGCACATAGATGAGAGCGACATGGTTAACGAGTCGTTCATCATCATCGAGCCGGTCGGGGTAGGGGTCAATCTTCGGACGTCGCCGGTCGCATCCCAGCAATTTTGACTCGGCCCTATTTTTCGGTTTACATCTGATTCTTCCACCTCCTACCTGTATCTAGACTTTCCGCTTGTAACGCACCCCGGCCTGCCCTATACCGTTAGCAACATCCGCTTAGGAGCATATGTCGATGAATACTGCCGCACAAGCCGCTCTGCTGATCCGTTCGCTCATGCGTGACCTCAGCGTCTCCAACCACATCGTCTATCCGCAGGGTGGCAAGGCGGTCGTCAGTGATGTGGTCCTCCGTGACCTGGACAAGCTGGCGAAGGAAACCGCCTAGATATTGTGGTCAAACAGGAAAAGAGTCCCGACCGATGACACCGCTTGAAATGATCGCTGAATGGGAGAAGGGTTGCACTTGTGCTGGACCGGCGCACGATGCGATCTTCAAACCGAAGAATCCGACGTCGGCAACTGAGTGTGAACCCTGCACCCAAGGTCTGATTGAGGCGCTGAAGTCGGCGCTTCCGAAGCACGAGGAGCAGGCATTCCGCGCCGGATGCGAAGCGTTCGAGATGAAGAGCCGCTGGGCGTCGGTTGACGACTTGTGGGAGCAGCACAAGGAGAAGAACGATGGGAATGCTTGAAGACGATCTCAGTCAGTTCCCTCCGCGCTATGAGCGCAAGGTCCATCTGTTCCACGACCAGAAGGGTGCCACGTATAAGTCGATGGGCGAGGAACGCCGATATGGCGACACGCTCTGCAAGATGAACAGTCGGGACCCTGAGATCCAGCTGACGACGGAGCCCGGCGAGGTGACGTGCCGGACGTGTCTGCGGAAGATGGGTCGGGGCGCTCCGGTGATCATGGAGGTCGGTGCGAAGCCAGACATCGTTCGGGTGGTGCGGATCCTCGAGTATGTCGGCGAGAGGGCGGCGGTCGAGAGGGTGCTCCAGCAGAACGCGGTCAAGGGGTTCGCGGACTTCGGGCCGGTGACGGTGCGCGAGGCGATGCTGCCTTGGCCGGAGAAGCTGGGATGAGCTGGGAGGTGCCTGGAAGCCACATCACTTGCGACCTAGGAGTCGGTTGCAATGAAACAGGCGTCTGCTATGCTATGGCCCACGGTCAACCTGACCAATGTGGAGTGACGATTATGGACGGACTGGACCTGAGCCAGATTAAGCCGCTCACGGAAGCGGAGGCAGAAGACTACTTCTCGCGGCCGACGATCACGGATCGCTACCATGCCGCGCTGACGGAGCTCGAAGGCTGTGGTGCAGGGAACGAGGTTGCGGCGATTCGGCTCTACGTGGCGCACCTCAAGGCTCAGATCGACAACGCTTACCGTGATGGTCGCGAACATGCGTGGACGCGGCCTGGATTTGGGGAGATGGGTGGATGAAATCGGCGTGCTACGTCCCGGAGGGGCGGCAAGGCTGGTGGGGCGGTCCGGATACGAGGCTGCGCTGCCGGGCCGACGACAAGGTCGTGTTCTTCTCGGAGGCAGATGCCCAGAAGGCGGCGAATCGTGCCACCAATCGAGGAGATCCGATGATCTTCTATCGGGGAAAGTGCGGGCATCTGCACGTTGCTCGGAAAAAGGTGCGGCGCCATGGCTGAGCTTCCGAAGGACACCCGAGCCCAGCTCGAGGCTCAGCAGCAACGCCTCCAGATCCCGGCGAGATACGACGATTTGACGTGGTTCGAGCGGCGCATGGTCCGTGAGGAGTATATCATTCTCCAGCGCGGGGCGTGCTACTGGTGCAAACAGACACTCCTCCACGACGTTTCGGACGATATCAAGGCGAAATACCCGCTGGATCCGAGATTTTGGGGACCTGAGTTCCTGAAGCACCCTGTTCACCTCCACCATGACCACAATACGGGCTTGACTCTTGGGTCGACTCATGCGTATTGTAACGCAGTCCTAGCCCAGTATTACGGAGAGTGAGATGGATTCGTTGATTGCCCTGGACGCGCCCGACGATGTAAAGCGTGCCAAGGTTGACGAGCTGCACCGCCGCCTGAAAGCGAAGGGACGCGGGTGCGGGACGTGTCAGGCGTGCTGCACCATCATGCGGGTCGACATGGAGCCGGTCGGACCGATACACAAGCCCGAGCGGACGCGGTGTGGTCATCAGTGCTCCGCCGGGTGCAAGATATACGACACGAAGCCTGAGTCCTGTTCGGTGTTCATGTGCCTTTGGCTTGCCATGGAGCTGTTCGAAGACCGAATGCTCAAGGAGTGGCGCCCAGACAGGGTTGGCGCGGTCGTGGATGTCAACGAGGTCGGCACCATCACGGTCCACCTCAAGCACGAGAACCGCTGGATGAAGCAAGGGCCGCTGCGCGATATGCTTCTGTGGCTGGCGCAAGGGCGTAGCATGTTCGATCAGAACGTGTTCGTCGTGCTGGACCGGCCCAGCGGGAATCACTTGCTGTTCAAGGGGAACGGCCAGACACAAGAGCTGATCGCCTGTGGCGTCGGCGAGGACGGCCTCAAGGTCTTCCGCACACTCACCGAGGAGGAAATGAATGAGCGTTGACCACACTCGAGCGATGCCTGTCGCTCCCGAGCGCCTCGAGCACGTCTGCCAGATGGTGTTCGACAAGGGGTTCGCTGAGATCGACGGCTATCAGCGGATGGAAATCCTGAAGCTCACCATGCAGGCGGACCAGCTCGAGCAGGCGCAGCTTACGAACTTCTTCCTCCAGGAGGCCTACGACATATATAACGCGCGCTTTCGCTAGGTCGACGCGACTTTCTGCTTGCACCCGTCATGGCGTTCGCCCATAAGGGGTGCAGCAAAGGAGCAAACGACATGGAAGACCAGAATATCGACCCCAAGGTTATCGCACGCATCAAGAAGATGCTACACCTTGCGAATCACGGTTCGGCCAACGAGGGTGAAGCGAACAACGCCGCTGAGATGGCCCAGAAGATCATGATGGAGCATAACATCTCCATGGCAATGGTCGAGGGTGCATCGGTGGACGGTGCGGGTCGCAAGAAGTCCGTCGACGAGGGTAACGCCAAGTTCGCGTTCCAGCGGGAACTGATGGTCGCCTGCGCGGAGGTCAACTTCGTCTTCCAGGAAGTCAACTATAACTATCGGGGCACCTACAAGAAGGCGACCGGATACACCCTGATCGGTCGCGAGGCCAATGTGGTCGCGTGCAAGACCCTGTTCGAGTATCTGTTCCAGACCATCGATCGGCTGGGGCTGGACTACGTCGGCGGGGATGCGTCGCAGGCGTTCGGTATCGCTGCCAACTCCTTCAAGGAAGGGTGCGCAGCGCGCATCGGTGAGCGCCTGCGGGACCGCCACCGAGAGCAGCTCGCTGAGCAGGCACGTCAGGCACGCGAAGCGAACGCTGCCGCGCGTCACCCGTCCTCGACCAGCACGGCGCTTGCTGTGGTCATGACAGACTACGCCCAGGACGAGCGTGACAGCAACGAGGATCTGCGCCTTGGCAAGCCCGAGGGGTTCACCAAGCACAAGCGCCTGATGGCAACGAAGCGCGCTGAGGTTGTGTCCGCAATCGAGGGTGCCATGCGTCCGCTGAACAGCACGGTCGGCGACCGCGACGTCCTGTTGCAGGCTGCTCGTGCAGGGTTCGAGGCGCTGGTCGCCAACCGCTCCTGGACGGTGGACGACGAGCTCGAGGGTATCTTCGATCAGGAGTTCCGCCGCGAGCTCAACTATCACATGGACGCCTATAACCAGAACGTCCGCTGGGCGAAGCTCACCCCGCTGCAGAAGCAGAGGGAGATCGAGAAGGAGCAGCGCGCGTCCGATCGCTACTGGAACGCCTACTATCGGCGCAACGCCAACCGCCGCGAAGCGCCCTCGGGCGTCAACGCCGATGCATATCACGCCGGCTCGCGTGCCGGTAACAGCGTCGGTCTGGACGCCCAGGTCGACCGCGAAGTCCGGAAGGAGATCAAGTGACCCTGTTCGGTAAAGGGAAGGGCTGGATCAAGGCGCCCATTTCGGGCACCTTGCTTCTGGCCTGCTTCGCTGGGACGCTCTACGGAGCGGTCACGGGGAATGTCGATCGGATGCTTCTGTGGGGCATCCTCGCTGAGGTCGTCGGGCTCAGGCGCGACCGCTATTTGGAGACGTTCAATGGCGAAGCTGACTGAGCCCCAGCGGGAGCGCCTTTGGCACATCATGAAGGGTGCTGGCTGCTCAGACGAGTGGCTCATGGCATGGGGTGAATACCTCTGCGACAACGTCGCGTCGCTAATCGAGCGGGAACCTGTTCGTTCCGGACCCGTGCCCAATTCGGTCACGCATCACTATAACCCGCCTCCGGCCAGCGACTTCGGTGTAGGCTTGGCGATAGGCCTTGTCACTGGGAGCATGTTCGGATGAATCGTTATCGGAAATATCGCAGCTACGGCCACTCGCGGCTCACCAGCGCACTGGCGGCACCCCCGCTCGGGGTTGTGCTGGCCTGCGCCGTCGCTGTGGGGCTGATCGTTGGCCTTAGCGGGTGCAGTGGTGGCAGGGACGACGGCGGTGCCTGGGAGCGCAAGGTAGAGCGCGACATCAGTCAGGATGTTCTGGACAAGGGGACGCTCGCGTGTCGGGACGGGGTGCAATACTTCGTCTTCTATAACACTCACGGGCGGACCGTCACCCCGCGCATGAAGCTAGATGGGTCGCTTTACCGCTGCTCCATCAAACAAGAGCCTCAGCGGGTCGTTGAGCAATGGGAGGCCTACACGCAATGAAGTATATCATGCTCGAGACGCCTGACGGCGCTAAGATGCCTTTCATCTTCCCGGAGGCCTGCACGCACGCGGTGATGGCTGAGCTGATGCGGATGATGCTCGGCCGCTTCCACAACACGACGGGCGCCCGTGTGGTCAGCGCGGGGTTCATCTCGTTGGGGCTGGGAGCTGAGGTCCATGGCGAGTCCGAATCGCTCGGCGGGTTGAAGTCGGTGCCCGCGGATGCTGCTCGTATCATGGTCGGTGAGTCCCTCCAGTTCATGCCGGACGAAATGGCAACGATGATGCTAGAGAAGCTCAGGGAAATGCAAGCTACATAAAGCTACGGCGTGCTATGACAGGTTTGATGTGCGAATTTCCTTGCGTTACAGGCTAGTTGGCTTTTACCATTTAGCCTGCAACACAAGGAGTTCGATATGGCCAAGTTGACAATGCACGATGAAATCCGCGCCGTTCTGGTTGCGGAGACGAGTCCCACAGAGATGACGACTCAGCCCGAGATCACGAAGCGTCTGCGTTACGATCCAATCGGTGGAAGCCGGGCGCTGGTGCTAAAGGAACTCTACCTTCGCGATCCTCATATCCACATGCGCAAGATCGAGCGACACGAGCGTCGGCCCGAGCATGGTAAGGCCCGTTTCTTCTGGTGGTATGATGAGACCACACAGAACCGGCACTTCTTAAATCCGAATGAAGCGGTGCCTGACGAGGAAGCGGACGAGCAGTCCTATCTCGATGCGATCGACAAGGTGCTCGAGGGGTTGGCAGGATCAGACTTCGTGACGCACTGCGGCGCTCGCGCCATGGAAGAGCTCCGCATGTATCGCGAGGATATGGCGAAGACCCTTATGGTGGCGCTTGCATAGGTCGGCGTGACTTTTCGCTTGTGCGGCCAACGCCTTGCTATATACTGGTCGCACAAGCAAAGGAGACTAAGATGGATTTCGCTGCCCTGCTCACCCGCGCCCACGCCGCTGCCAAGGAAGCTGCGAAGGGTGTCACGGAGAACGTCAACGAGTTCGACTGTGGCAATGCCAAGGTCGTTATCGACGGACGGGAACCGCTCGCCAACTACTGCCGGAAGATGATCCGCCAGGCTGGTGCGCGCCTCGAGGGATCCGAGANGCGGATTGCCGAAAGCAACGCTTCGCTCGAGCACGGGACCAAGGGTTATCCGACCGGGTGGCAGTGGTATAAGCCTGGCGACGATGCGCGTCAGTCGATTCGCATTCACGAAGCGGCCGCCAACGCCTTCCGCGCGGTCCTCACCGAGGCCAACATCCGCGCCGAAGTCATTTCGAGGTTGGACTAATGGCGGTGCCTGACTTCCCGAACAAGGGCAAGTTCATTGTTCGGGACAAGCACGGCAACCGGACCGGAGAGTTCGCAGACGCGCCCCAATACAACGGGCAGCAGCCCCGTCGCTATCCTGCTGAATGGACCCCTCTGCAATGCTTCATGGAAAGGACCAGCGGTGAAAATCCTTCAGTTTGACGGGACCGAACCCGTTGGCAAGCCCAAGGACTGGATCAACGAGCTTGACGGGAACTGTGGCACCATCCACGTTCTCCGTCACTTCGACGAGCACCTCGGCTATAACATCCTCTACTCGGTCTACAAGCCGACTGAAGCCGACATCGCTGCCATCGTAGCGGGTGGCGGTATCCGTCTGGGCATCCACGGGGACGGGCACCCCGTCTTCCAGCTTTGCGTCCTCGGCGAAGCGCGGATGGAACAACTCAATTACATCGAACACGAGGACCTCGGGGAGCCTATACTATGACCACACTGTTCGACGAATACTTCCGCCAGCGCAGCGATCTGGTCGAAGCTGATAAGAAGCCCATCGGTGTTGTGTTCAGCAACGAGGGGTGGATGAAGGTCCTCAAGGAAGACCACGAGCGATCCTCGCCCATGGTGACGCCCGCTCCGTCCTCCACATATGGTGGCCTGCACCGCTGGATCGACCCGGAGCAGACGGTCGACATTGTGGTCACTGAACTCACTCAGGTGGAATGGTTCGAGCGGAAGCGCACTTCGCGGCACCGCCAGAACGCCATCAAGTTCGCAATGAAGGGGTCGTTCGGAAAGCTAGGCGAAGCGCCTCCAACAATGATCGAGATTGTGGCGCAGTCGCTCGATGCGCAAACGCTTTGCGATATCATCATGCACTGGCTCGGCGCCGATCCTCATTGGGACGACTTCGAGAAGGCGCTGCACAAGGTTGTCGAGGAGCATGGGCGCTTCGAGTAACGAATTCACTTGCGATACGGCGCCCACGGCCGCTAAGCAAGTGTTGCGCTGCAAAGCGCCTAACAAGGGGCGCCACCGATTGGAGCCGTCGATAGCCTTCCCTCTGGCGTGTCCAGGGTGCGGGTATCATTTCCGGTCGGTGGCGCAACTCAGAGACCATAGAAAGGCATTCGAGAGTGGCAACCAATCCGAAACCCCGCACGAAGCGGACAGTGGAAAAGGGTAACGAGGAACACATCGCTATCGTCCGCGGTCCGCTCATTGCGCAGATCGAAGCACTCCAGGACACGAACGAGAAGCTGGGCCAGCTTGTTACCGCGCACGAACTGCGCGAGAATGAACTGGAACGGCGGGCCGAGCGTGCTGAAGCTGCACTCAAGCAGGCGGACCGCGATGCGAAGGCGTATGCGGAGATGGCGATCGGGGAAGCGAACGATTTGCGCTCGCGCCTGATGACGTCCGAGATGAACTATGCCAAGCTGCGCGGCTACCTCGAGGGAAAGCGCGACAGCGAGCCCCCGCGTATGGTGCCTGAGCAGCGTGAGCCGTTCCATGCTCAGCTGCCCGACGCCAGCGGTGCAGGGTTCGGCAGCGCCTACGGCAATTACGCGCCGTCCCCGAAGCAATGGTTCCATCGATGAGTTGCCCCTACTTCGTTGGGGACGAAGTCGAGTATCAGGGTGACCGTGAAGACCTTCGAGGCAAGCGCGGGGTTGTGGAGAAGGTGGATGCCAGCGGCCGCTTGGCCGTTCGCTTCAAGGGTAACGCTGCGCCCAGCTTCGTCCACTTTAACAGCCTGCGCGCGATCGCGGTTGTNCAGTTCGGGTCCGCCAATTGGAAGGGGAACTGGAAACAGAAGTTCCACGCTTTCATGGGCACCGGAAGCGAACTGCACCGTCAGGTCTATCACGGGGTTCGCGAGTTCCCTCAGGCGTTCATCCATCTTGGTGTCTGGTCTTTCACGGTCGGCACCATCGTTGGATGGGGTTTCAGCAAGCTGTTCTAGGAGAACGAATCATGTTCAGGGGTTTCCCGCACATCCCGACGATCCCGTGCAAGCACTGCAAAGGGGGTTTCGTGAAGGACGGACCCTGGAGCAAAGAACGGTTCTGCACCTCATGCAACGGCACCGGCATCGCCGGCGATCCGGGCTTGGGGTGCTTAATCGTGATAGGCATGGCGCTTATCACTTTCATCATCGTAGCAGGAGCAATTTATTATGGACGAGGATAACGGTCTCAGCTTCAGGACGCTCAGGGAGGCGAACAAGCGGCGTCTCCCGCAGTTCAAAGATGCTCAGGGGCGCACCGCGCACGCGCTGCCCGACGGGTCCGACTGGTCGCCTGCCGAATGGGGTCAGGCGGTGCTCGGGGAGCTGGGTGAGCTTGCCAACCTCGAGAAGAAGATCAAGCGCGGTGACTTCGACATGGACAACCCCGAGGTTGCCCGCGAAGTGCAGACCGAGGTCGCGCNCGAGTTCGCCGACATCGTTACCTATCTTGACATCTACGCAATGCAGCGCGGTGTCGACCTGGGCGAGGCGACCCGCAAGAAGTTCAACGAAGTGTCACGCCGCGTAAAGGCATCCGTCTTCATTGCCAAGCACGACACACTCCTCGTGATCGATCCCGGTCAGATGGAGCTTGACTTCGACCGTCCGCTGTGAACGTGTCCTGCACCGTAGAGACCCGGCGCTTGCCGTCGGGTCGTCTTGAGGTCCTCCTCAAGCGGGACACGGGTTACAACCGTGACGCCAAAAGCCATCGTCAGCTGTTCGAACTTGAGGGTCCGGAAGCTGACAAGTTCGAAACCCATTTGCGGAGGCTCGCGACCAGTGGCTGACGATCCAATCAACCCGAAGCACTATGCGGGGACGGAGTGCGCGGAGATCGGCGAGCGCCTGACCGGCAATAGCTATCAGGTGCTCAAGTATAACTGGCGCCTCGGTAAGAAGGACGCTGCCACCATCGAGCTCGGCAAGTCCATCTGGTATCTCGACCGCGAGATCGNGTTGGCTTGGGCAGGGTGGCGCCCGCCGACCGCGCTGGTGCTCCCGACTGACGCGTGGTTCTATGAGCGGTATCGTCATCGGGATGACCACGTTCAGGCGGTCGCAATCAATCTGATCAACTGGAACCGGCACGGTGACCGCGACTGCCTGCATATCCTGCGGGCTGAGCTCACCAAGCTGCACCACACTCTCGAGGAGAATAACTGATGGACAAGGAACTCACCGAGGGTGAGCGGATGCAGATCGACACTGCGCCCGACGACCTCGCGCACGGCCAGGAGGTGGGGCAGCACCGCTTCACCACATTCCTGAAGGGCGATAACTACGCCTACGCGCGCGGCCTTGAGGTGTCCCCGACGCACCTTCCCCGCGCGCTGGACGCTATGCTGGCCGACGGCTGGAAGCTGGTGTCCCTGTTCGGGCAGACCGATGCTAAGAGTGTTGGCTTCATCTTCGAATGGGTGGGGCCGAACAAGCGTGTCGACGAGCTACTCGCAGCGAACACGAAACTCGTTCTTAAGGCCCGCGACTTCAAGACGTGGATCCGGGGTGCTACCGAGCAGTTCCGCTTCTATGGCAAGTCACACCGTGCCAAGCAGACCGCTGACGCCGATTCGAAGGCTGTGGTCAATGAAGGCTGGGTCGTCTCCGGGGAGGACATACTCAGTGAGTGAGTGCATCCTCACCTGTCAACATTGTGGCTCGGGGAATCCCCGGGCCCTACCCTACAAGATGAACGCGCCCGACGAGTGCGACATCTGCCACGTGCCGTTCCGCACTCAGATGGACGTGCTGATCACGCACATCCGGTTCGAGCTCCGACAGATGAGGCAGAGCAAGTGGGGCAGCGCAATTGAGGCAGTCGCAAACACCGCCGTAGGCTACTGCATCGCGCTTGTCTGTATGCGGATCATCATGTGGGCGTATAACTTCCCGATGGGGACTAAGGAGACCAGTATTGTCGTCTTCTGGATGACGGGGGTTTCGGTATTGCGCGGCTACGTGATTCGCCGTATGTGGAACAGCCAGTTCTGGAAGCGCCGTGGCAACCGATCGCGATAGAGAGGTATTCCTCGAAGTTCGTCGCCGGTCGTTGCTACCGCACACAGAGCATGACGATCTTGAACCGACGAACCGCCATATGCGCCGGCGTCTGAAAGCGAAAGGGAAGAAGAGTGGGAATCGACGTCAGGCAGAAGGGAGCGGAGGGGGAGCGGCAGGTCATCAAGATGCTGACGCCCATCATCCAGGACGTCATGCGCGAGATGGAGTTCCCGCCGGAGAAGGTTGATGCCGCGCTGAAGATGGTGCAGCGGAACCAGAACCAGAGCGCGGTGGGCGGGAACGACCTCTCCAACACCTTCGGTCTGTCGATCGAGGTAAAGCGCCAAGAGCAGCTTGCCATCAATACATGGTGGGCGCAGTGTGAGGCAGCGGCAGCGCGTAACAACGAGCTTCCGGTCCTTATCTTCAAACAGAACAATAAGCCCTGGCGCTTCATTACGCTAGGGTTCCTCCATGCCCCCGCCGACAGGGGAGGCTGGACCAGCGTGCGCGCACGGGTGGAGTTCAACGAGGACACGTTCAAAACTTGGTTCCGCGTATGGGTGCGCGGCCAACTGCTCAACGGCTGGGAGGCCCGCGTATAATGGAGGCGAAGCATTTCGAGAAGACACCGTTCTGGAATAAGACGGTCAACAGCGAGCGGGACGGGTTGCCTGTCCTGTTCATCAAGAACCTGATCCACCTGTTCGGTCGACGTATCGATCTGCACAAGATCGTCTATCCCGATCCGCGGGAGTGCTTCCATAGCCACCCCGCGCGTGCCATCAGGATCATCCTGTGGGGCGGTTACGTCGAAGAGATGTTTGACGGCACTCACCGTCGCTGGTGGCCGGGTAAGATCGGCATCGTCCGTCACTCGGACATCCACCGCATAAACCGCTTGCTAAAGGAGCGGCCCTCCTATAGCTTGTGGATTCGGGGCAAGGTGCGTCATGAGACCCAATTGAAGGGGTCAGGTTGGCCTATCGAGCTTCAGGACACATACCATAGGAGTTCAGAGACGTGAAGACTGAATACGGCACGATGAACGCAGGCATCCTGATCGATACGATCAGGGGTGCAGTGCTCAACGCGGGGGCGGTCCCGGAAACGGAGATCAAGGTTCGNATCGGCGAGCACGGTCCGGTCTACCACATCAAGGCGATCAAGGGCCAGAAGGACCAGCGCGGTCTGCGTCTGATCATTGAAACCGAGATCCTCCCGGACCTCACCGATGGATGAGACGCTGCCCGAGGCTGTGGTCATTGATCCCACACTCCCCCGCCGGTTGTCGCTTGAGCCGAACTCTCCCGACTTCCATCCGTCGTATGTGCGCGTCGGTCTCCGTATCGATGGGAAGGAGCGCAACGACATCCAGTTCTACGACGCCGACAAGCTGGAGTATATGACCACAGCCCGCACGTCGCACCTCGCAACGTCCATCGAGCCCTACTGGCGGTTCGCGGAGTCGCGTCAACAGCGCCGTGCGCGCGAACGCTGGGAAGGAAAGCGCAAATGAGACTGAGCGAGGCAATGCCGCGTGTGCGGGAGCTCCAGAAGAAGATGGGCGAAGCTGCCAATCTTGCTGAACGGGACTCGCATCGCTATCAGGCGCATATGACCCTCTACAATGTAGCGGTCATGGCGAACGATGCCAAACAGATGGAGCAGGAGCGGCTCACGCTCCACTCTGCACTGGACGGCATCCTCGACGCGGGGCTCACCGTTGGCATGTGCCAGCGGGAGATAAACGAGATCAGCCTAAACGTCACGGACGATTAAGTCCGCTCGACCTTTTCTGCTTGCGTCTATGCGCGGGCTGCCTTATAGCCTGTGCATAGAGCAAGGAGACACGCAATGGCTGAGATGAACTTGAACCTGTCCAACATCAAACCCCACGAAGGGTTCGGTGACATCCTCAACGAGGTGGACACGACTACGCGCTGGAGCAGCTTCCAGACTTCCATCTTCGCCTTCATTGAAAGCGGCACCGGCAACGCCATTGTGGAAGCGGTCGCGGGTAGCGGCAAGTCCACCACGATCATCGAGGGAATGAAGAAGGTCCGCGGATCGTCCATCTTCCTTGCATTCAACAAAGCGATCGCTGACGAGCTGAAGACCAAGGGCGTCAATGCACGCACCTTCCATTCGCTGGTGTTCGGTCCCGTTATGCGTGCCAAGGGCGCCACTGGTCCCACGATGGACAAGCTGCGGAAGCTCTGCCGCGAGAATATGTCTTCCTACGACTTCAAGCTCTATGCAGCGTTCGCCCAGAAGCTGGTCGGTCTTGCACGCCAGCAGGGTGTGGGCTTCCTCACCGCAGACGTCATTGACACATATCGCGCCATTGCAGACCATCACGACATCGAGCCTGAGAGCGACGACGCTGACCTCACCCGCGCGTTCGAATACGCCCAGGAGCTGCTCGCATGGTCCAACGCCAGCGACATGGTGGACTTCGACGACATGCTCTACTGGGCGGTGCGGGACAACATCTCGCTCCCCAAGTTCGACTTCATCTTCGTTGACGAAGCGCAGGACACGAATATGATCCAGCGTGAAATCCTTCGGAAGATTATGCGCCCCGACTCCCGCATGATTGCGGTCGGCGATCCTGCACAAGCGATCTACGGGTTCCGCGGGGCGGACGCTGAGTCGCTGGGAAACATCGCTCGGGAGTTCGGTGCGATCACCCTGCCGTTGAGCATCAGCTACCGCTGCCCGACCAGTGTGGTCAAGTATGCGCAGCAGTGGGTGAGCCACATCCAAGCGCGCGAAGGTGCGCCCGATGGTGTTGTGAAGCACCACGAGCGCGAATGGGATGTGGATATGTTCCTGCCCAACGACTTGGTCGTGTGTCGCAAGTCGGCGCCGCTGCTCCAGCTGGCGTTCCGTTGCATCCGGAACAACATCCCGGTTCAGGTGCTGGGCAAGGAGATCGGTGACGGTCTGAAGTCGCTCATCGACAAGATGAACGCTCGCACGCTGGACCAGCTCACCGAGAAGCTCCAGTCGTATATGATGCGCGAGGTGGAGAAGGCTCGCAAGGAAGACGACGAAGCGAAGATGGAAGCGATCACCGACAAGGTGGGCGCCATCCTGTTCCTGATTGACGGTCTGAAAGAGGACCGGCGTGACATCGCTTCGCTCAAGGCGGGGATCGACTACCTCTTCAAGGACAAGGAGAAGTGCGTCAAGCTCTGCACGATCCACAAGTCCAAGGGTTTGGAAGCTGAGCGGGTGTTCTGGCTGAACCGTAACGAGTGTCCTGCGCAGTGGGCACGCCGGGATCATCAGCGGGTGGAAGAGATTAACTTGTGCTACGTTGCAGCCACCCGGGCCAAGCGCGAGCTGCACTGCATTGAGATTTAGTGCGCAGCCGGGTAGCGGGGCCCCGTGCGCAGCGATCGCGCGCTAGGGGCAACCGTTGCCGGGGTGGCAGCGTTTAACCCCCTGTAGCGGCTTAAAACGGCCCATAGCACGGTATCGCTTGCGGACCTAATCGCCATCTTGCTACTGCACTGCATCAGACAGGAGCATCCAATGGCAACCTCCGCCGACAAAATCGCAGCAGCACTTCGACCCATTGCCCCCGACGGCAAGCTCGCGGCGACGGACGTGCCCCTGATCAACTCGCTTGGGCAGCTATGGGACGACCGCCGCAAGGTGATCAGCGACCCCGCTGTTGCTCCCGCGCTGGACCCGCCATGGGTTGCACAAGCGCGGACCAAGATCGGCGAGAAGGAGATCCCGGGCTCCAAGAACAACCCGTGGATCGTCTCGAACTGGCAGCGCCTTGGCGCCAAATGGTTCAACGACGACGAGACGCCGTGGTGCGGTAACTTCATGGCGTGGGCGCTGGATGCCGCAGGGCTTCCTTACCCGAAGGAGTTCCCCCGCGCTGCCAGCTTCGCAACCTATGGGACAGCGTGCGCAGCCCAGCTAGGCGCCATCGGCGTCAAGGCGCGCAAGGGCGGGAACCATGTGTTCATCATTGTGGGGCAGACGCCCGACAAGATGTTCTACAAGGCGCTCGGCGGGAATCAGTCCGACATGGTGTGCATCATTGACATCCGCAAGACGGACGTCGACGACATCCGCTGGCNGCAGGGCGTGCCGGTTCCGTCCACCCCCTATCTGCCGACGCTCCCCGCGGGCAAGGTAAGCACGAAGGAAGCATGAAGCTACTCGACTATCTGGATCGCGTAGGGCAACGCCGTGTGGAGATGCACAAGATCTCCCCGCCGCGCCCTCGTGACACCCGGATGCTCGTTGGCGTCCTGTTCTTCTTTGGATACTATGCGCTGATCTGGCGCTTCATGTCGGCCAAGGGTATCCCAGCCGACAACCTCGCCCTCATCAAAGACGCGATGCTGATCCTTGGTCCGGTTATCGGTGCCATCGGGCAGGCGCTGTTCCGCAGCGATGTCCGTGACGAGATTGCCACGCAGAACACTGGAGAAGCATTCCGTGCCAACCGAGCAGCAAGCGAAGCAACCAAAGCCGCAGCAGACTCTATTCCAAACTCAGGTGGAGCAGGGACTAGCGCCGGAGCGGCTGCCGACGCCGTTGCAGGTGCGGCAGTGGATGCAGCGGCTGAAGTCAAAGCTGGCAAGCCTGGCACAGAAGGGATGGAAACTGATGTTTAGCATTCCGTTCGGCGTCCGCATGTTCCTCACGAAGTGGTGGCCCGCGCTGCTGGCTGGTGTGGTCATCATTGGCATCCTCGCCTACGTTTACTTCGAAGGCAAGAGCGCCGGGAAGACGGGTGAGGTCGCGAAGCAAGTGCAGCGCGAGAACGAAGTGCAGGTCAAGATCAACGATGCGAATGAGAATGCGTCCGCGGCGCGGGTGGAGGCTGCCACCAAGCTGGAGCAGCAACAGAGGGAGCTTGAAGATGTTCAATCGGAAGCTGGCAGTGTTGATGCTGTTCGCATCAAGCGCGGCTGTGTCATCCTGCGCCAGCAGGGTCGAGACATTAGTAAAGTTCCCGCCTGCCGCTGATCTGGCGCAGAGCAAGGAACCAGAATATCCGATCGCGGCCCTCGAGCCGGGTGAGGCGGGGGCGAAGGCGGAAAAAGAATGGAACGACAAGATCTTGATTTGGGGTCGCAAGGGGTGGGCACAGAACCGACGAGTTTGCCAATGGGCGGTGGAACTCGGTATGAAGGTCCCGACGGGTTATTGCTCGCCGTGACCACACAGGAGACTTCCATGTGGATCCAACTTCGCAAGCACTTCGCCGTTCGGTCACTCGAATGGTTCAACTCCCTAACCCTGTTCACGTGGGGCGGCTATGTGTCGCTTCACCCCGGGCTGTTCACGGCAGATGATCGGGTAGTCCTTTATCAAGGTCTGCTCCGTATCATGCCTCAAGAGGCTTGGGGGTTCAGCGCCACAACTGTTGCACTCGTGCAACTGTTTTCTTTGTTCGTTAACGGACGCTGGGGCTTGACACCTTGGCTCCGTGCTGCTACCTCTATCCTATCCGTCGGGGCCTGGTTCTTTGTGAGCGCAGGCATCTGGATGGCAGGATCGAACACCGGACTTGCTGTGTATCCGATTCTGATGCTCGCTGGTGCTTACTCCGCGTTCCGAGCGGCATCGGATGCGGCTGAGGCCTCGTTCAACCGAAAGCTGGCCGATGAGCTGGCGAAGCGTGGCCTTGGAGACACGAGTAATGTCACAACCCTTGCCCGTCGCCGCAGCGGAAATTGATTGGAAGCTGGTCGCGTCGGCGGTTGGAGTGTTCATCGCCACCATCGTAACAACGGTGTGGGGATGGTTCCAGGGAAAGAAGAAGTCGCGTGAGAACACACCTGAGCCGTCCACCAGCTATCAGATTGCTGGCGCGGTTCTACAGGACAACGCTTCGCTCCGGGACAACACCCAAGCCGTCCGCGACCTCCGGGACCAGATCATGCTTCTGCGAGACACCATGGAGCGGCGCTGCCGTGCTGAAGACGAACTAGCGGACACGCTGGAGGATCTTGTTAAACGTCTTGATAAGGCCAGCTAAATAATCAGGCTTGCCGATCTCGACATCCTTGCCTATGCTTAACGGCAGAGGGTAGTTCGATTACGGAGCACTGAACCTTATGACCGCCGGTCCCACTCTAGATCCACAGAAGATGGAACCGCCCGCCCTCACCGAGAAGGAGGTTGCGGTCCGGGATATGTTCGTGACGGAATACGTCAAGGACAACGATCCCTATCGCGCGTGCATCCGGATGGGTTTCCTAGCAGCGTTCGCGCCCGACCAAGCGAAGATCTTCATGTCGGACGGTTATGTGCTGCGCAAGCTGGCATGGCTTCAAGCGCAGGCAACGAATCCGAGCGAGAGCGACAAGGCGGAGATGCTTGCCAACCTCCGCTGGCTCTGCTTCAACGGAACTGCCTCGTCTCGGGCAACCGCCTCCAAGCTCTACATGGAGGCGCAGGGTTACATCAAGCGGAACGAGGACGGTGACGACGCGCGCCAGGCTCAGCTGGTTGACGCCCTGCGGGAGTTCGCTCAGAACGCTGCGCAATGAGTCTGCTCCTACTCGAGCGGCAACAGGCGCGATGGTATAAGCTCATTGATCACCCCGTTCAGCTGTCCCTGCTAGGGGCGGTTGGGCGGGGGATCCGCTTCCCCATTGTGCCCGCAGGCCGACGCTCCGGTAAGACGGAACGCGCGAAGCGGTTCCTCGCCAAGCAGGCGATGCTGAACCCGAACGAGAAATACTTCGCAGCGGCGCCGACATACAATCAGGCGAAGAAGATCTGGTGGGACGACCTCAAGGCTCTCACCTGTTCCGTCACGCACCTGAAGAAGCCGTCCGAATCGGCACTCATCATCTACTTGCCAAACGGCACCGAGATCCATGTGCTCGGGCTCGACCAGCCTCAACGAATTGAGGGTATCAACTGGACGGGCGGTGTCATCGACGAGATCGCGGACATCAAGAGCGAGGCCCTTGAGGCCAACATCATGCCGGCGCTCAACACCATGAATCCGCTCCGCCCCGACTATCGGGCGTGGTGCTGGTTCATCGGTGTGCCAGACGGTCTGAACCATTACTACGACATGGCTGAATATGCTGCCAACAGCGGGGACCCCGACTACGGGTTGTTCCACTGGAAGTCAAGCGAGATCCTGCCAGCGGACATCATTGAGTCTGCCAAGCGCACCATGTCGCGCCGCCAATACCTTCAAGAGTATGAAGCCAGCTTCGAAACTGCGAGCGGTCGTATCTACGAGGATTACGATGGTCGCATTGGCGGGCGGAACAATACTGCCTACACCATCCAGGACACCGACGAACTGTTCTGGATGCACGATCAGAACTACACGCCGCTGAGCAGCGCCATTGCTGTGGTCAAGATGGGCGTGCCTTACATCGTCGACGAGATCGTTCTTGAGAGCGCGGTCTCCCGTCAGTCTGCGGATGAGTTTGTGGACAAGTTCAAGAACCACAAGAACAAGCTAGTGAACATCTACGGTGACCCCGCTGGGCGAGCAGGAGAGAAGCATGGCCACAAGTCAGACTACACGGAGATCGAAGCTGTCCTCCGCGAGCATGGATGGAAGTATCGCCGCCGCGTTCGCCCTTCGCATCCTTCGATACGGGATCGACAGAACGCGGTTCGTGCCAAGATCCTCAGCGCGTCTGGGCACACGACGCTCTTCGTGAATCCTCAGACTGCTCCGTGGTGCCACAAAGGCCTGGCAACGGTGCAGCTTCAGGAAGGGTCGACCTTCCAAGAGGACCAGAAGAATCAATACCAGCATATCACAACCGCGATCGGTTACTTCACGGATGTGCATTGGCCGGTCGGTGAGTCGCTCGCGAAGGCTGGTAAAACGAGCGGCCACTTTTGACGCTTGCGCCCTGCCCGGCGCAGTGTTACCTATGCCGGGACATACGCCAAGGGGATTACTATGGCACTTGATTCAGTTCACCCGCAATACACCGAGCACGCCGAGGACTGGGAACAGCTCCGCGACTCTGCGAAGGGTGAGCGGCAGGTCAAGTCGAAGGGNCAGAAATACCTTCCACCGACAAGCGGAATGCTGCTCGACGGGCTCAACGGGTTCACGGGGGTGCAGAATAACCCCGCTGCGAACAACGGTGCAGGCACCGCAGGCCTCGGCTACGGGGTGTTCGGCAAGTATCGCAACATGGGCGAAGCGGCCTACGAGGCCTATAAGCTGCGGGCCGTGTTCCCCGAGTATGTCAAGGACGCCCTGGAATACTTCATGGGCGCGCTGCACAACAAATCCCCGGTCATTGAGCTGCCGGAAGAGATGGAACCCCTTCGGTCGAACGCCACACCCCTTGGCGAGCCGCTGGAGATCCTGTTGCAGCGGATCAACCTTGAGCAGCTGACCACAGGCCGCGTCGGCATCCTTCTGGATCTTCCGGAGAAGCCTGATCCGCTGAACCCGCTTCCGTTCATTGCGCTTTACGTTGCGGAGGCGATCCGCAATTGGGACGATACGACGGAAGAGGATACGCGAGACGCCCTCAACCTTGTCGTGCTCGACGAGTCGGGGATGAAGCGGCAGAACGGGTTCGACTGGAAGACCGAGCAGCGGTTCCGCGTCCTTCAGCTGGGCAGCCTGGACGAGAACGAAGCGAACGGCGCTGCGGATTACAAGACGGGTCTGTTCAGCAGCGCGTCGGGCGTGCCAGACTACGCGGAAGCGGAGATGACGGTTCCCTCGCTCCGGGGCAACACCCTGTCAGCGATCCCCTTCAAGTTCATCAACACGAAGGACATCTCCCCCGAGCCCGACGAACCCCCGCTGATGAGCCTGTGCCGGTCGTGCTTTACGATCTACCGTGGCGAAGCGGACTACCGTCAGAACCTGTTCATGCAGGGGCAAGACACCCTCGTCGTTATCGGCGCACGGCAGACGAACACCTTGCCAGGCGAGACGACGGTGGAGGAACCGCTGCGCACGGGTGCGGGTGCCCGCATCGACCTGGAGCTACAGGGTGACGCGAAGTATGTCGGCGTCAACAGTCAGGGCCTGCCTGAGCAGCGCACCGCACTGGAGAACGACCGCAAGCGGTGCGAAGCCCGCAGTGGACAGCTGATCGACGCGAGTCAGGGCGACAAGGAGTCGGGTGCAGCACTCAAGACCCGTGTCGGTGCGCAGACAGCCACCCTCAACCAGATCGCCAAAACCGCTGCGCTCGCGCTGGAGCTGCTCCTGAAGGACTGCGCCCGCTGGATGAAGGCGGACCCGGACAAGGTGAAGGTGACACCGAACCTCGAGTTCGCGGACTACCAGATGGCCGGTCAGGATCTGGGCAACCTGATGACCGCCAAGCGCAACGGTGCGCCGCTGTCCATGAAGTCCATCCACCGGCTGGCCGTGCAGGGCAACCTCACGAATATGGACTACGAGACGGAGAAGGCGGAGATCGAGGCGGAACCCCCGCTGGCGGTCGATCCCAACATCCAGGCGAAGCTCGACAGCGACAAAGCCATCGCAGCCGCCAACCCCCGTGGCGCTGGTCCCGGGGGCGCACCGCTTCCGAAGGACCCGTCCAACCCCGCGCCGCAGACCGGCCCGGAGAACTAATCACCAACGCCCACGGGCACAATAGAAGGAAAGAGAAATGGCGTTCAAGATGATGCTCGAGTCGCTCGAGGGCCTGGCCCCGGAAGTGGCGCAGGAATACACCGAGAAGGATGGGAAGTTCCACATCCAGGTCGAGGGCATGAAAACGCAGGCGGACATCGACCGCGTGACGACCAGCCTTACCGCAGCGCGCACCGAAGCGGCTGGCTTCAAGGCCAAGTTGGCGCTGCTCGGCGACCGCAAGGTGGAAGATATCATTCCGATGCTGGACCGCATCCCCGTTCTCGAAGCTGCCGCTGCCGGCAAGCTGGACGAGGACAAGCTGAAGGAGATGGCTGAGCTTCGTGCCCGTGCCATNGTTGCACCGATCGAGCGCGAGCGCGACGGCTTCAAACAGCAGGTCGGCGTCCTCACGGGCGAGATCGAAACCTTCAAGACGCGGGAATCGACGCGCACCATCCACGACCAGATCCAGCAGGCGGCCAAGAAGGCGGGCGTCATCGACGAGGCCATGGAAGACGCAATCAACGCCGGTGAGCGTTTGTTCGTCCTCGAGGAAGGCACCGGCAAGGCTGTGGTCAAGGAGGGCGTATCCGTCACCCAAGGCCTTGAGCCGAAGGACTGGCTGTCCGATCTGCAGACCAAGAAGCCGCATTGGTTCGGTCAGAGCGGCGGCGGNGGCGCCAACGGCAACCGTGGCGGTGGCGGGGGTGCGGAAGTGAACCCGTTCAGCCACGACGGCTGGAACATCACGAAGCAGGGTCAGATGATGCAGACCGACATCGCGCGTGCCGATCGTCTTGCCAAGGCAGCCGGTCACAAGGATGCCGAGAGCGCGATGACAAAGCCGGCCAAAAAATAATCCTTGACTCGGGTAGCTGGTGCATGTTACTGATGCACTCCAGCGGGGCAATGTGCCAGCTATCCGATCCGGGCCCATGGGGCGGGGTCAACCTTCCAATCCAACAGGAGTTTGCCCCATGGCAGCCGGAGTCACTCGCGTGTCGGACGTCGTCGTTCCGACCAAGTTTTCCCCCTACGTCCAGCAGCTGACGCAGCAGAAGTCGAAGCTGATTCGCTCCGGTGCCCTTGCAGCGGACCCCGTGCTCAGCGCCAACCTTGCCGGTGGCGGTCTGACCTTCAACGAGCCGTCCTTCAAGGACCTCGATGACGACGCCGAGAACGTCTCCACGGACGATCCGGCTCAGCTGTCGACGCCGAACAAGATCGGCACCGCGACCGAGATCCAGGTCCGCCTGTCGCGCAACAACTCGTGGGCCAGCATGGACCTCACCGCCGATCTGGTGGGTGAAGATCCGATGGACGCCATCTCCAACCGCGTTGCGGACTATTGGGTGCGTCGCCAGCAGCTCGCGTTCGTCGCAACGATCAACGGTGTCTTCGCGGACAACGCTGCGGCTCCCAGCGGAACCGACACGCATACGCAGAACGATATGACGCACGACATCTCGGGCGGCGCGTTCTCGGACGGCGTGACGAACTTCTCCGCCGAGGGCTTCATCGACGCGACGACCACGATGGGTGACAGCATGGAGGAGCTGACGCTCGTCATGATGCACTCGGTCGTTTACAGCCGCGCGCTGAAGAACAACCTGATCGACTTCATCCCCGATGCGATCAACCCGGCGGCCGCGTCCATCGCGACCTTCCTGGGCCGCACGGTGGTCGTCGACGACGGTATGCCCAACGCGGGTGGCGTGTTCGACACCTGGCTGTTCGGTCGCAGCGCCGTTCGCTGGGGCGCCGGTTCGCCCAAGGTCCCGACCGAGGTCGAGCGCAAGCCTGATGCCGGTAACGGCGGCGGTGAGGAGATCCTCTACAACCGTGTCGAATGGGTTATTGCCCCGGCCGGCTACGCCTACATCGGCACCCCGCCCAAGGGCGGTCCCTCCAACGCCAACACGACGAACAACCTCGCCAACGCGGGTAGCTGGTCGCGCGTGTTCTCCGAGCGGAAGCAGATCCGGATCGCGCGTCTCGTTACGCGGGAATTCTAATCTGCGGCAGGGGATGCGGACCCACACTGCATCCCCTGTTCCACTCGGCCCTCTGAAGGAGTGACCACACCATGAAGGGACTTCCTCGTTCTCTCGCCCGTTCCACCTCCGGTGGCGGTTCCGAGAAGACCATCACGGTCAAGGCACTGCCCATCCGCACCACTGGCGCCACCGGCGTCGGGTTCGGCACGGCGGTCATCCGCGACCTCCCCGAAGGCAACATCCTGTTCCAGGGTGCTGTCGCCTATCTCCAGTTCACCAAGCTGGATGCAGGCACCCTCGCCACCTTCGACGGTGACTTCAGCATCGGCACCGCGCCGACTGCAGATGCCACCCTGTCCGGCGGCGAAGTCGATATCATTCCCAGCACCGCCATTGGCGCGGCGACTGCGGGCGTCTCGCCCATGGTCCGTGCAACCTCCGCGGTTGCAGTCGTGGGAACGATCTACGACAACACCGATGGCTCGCTCGAGCTGAACCTCAACCTGCTCCTGGATGATGCCAGCGTGAGCGCGGACGACCAGGACTTCACCGTCTCGGGCGTTATCTCGCTTGCCTACATCGTCCTCGGCGACGACTAAGGAGGGCACCATGTCCGACAAGATCAAGGAAGCCCTCCAGAAGCTCGACCCGACCAATGAGAACCATTGGACCGCGGACGGTTCGGCGCGTCTGGAGACGGTGAAGTTCAACAACGGTGGCGAAGCGATCTCCCGCGAAGAGATCGATAAGGTCGCTCCGGGCTTCACCAAGGACACCGCCAAGGACTATCAGTTCCAGGCGGCGAACGAGGAAGGTCACCAGCCCGCAGTCAATCCCGCCAACAGCGGCACAGACGTCACGGATACCAAGATCCCTGGCGACCCCGCTGCGGTCGGAAGCGACAAGGGCAACCCGACCGGCGTCGACGCAGAGGGTGCGCCCTCCGCTCAGCTGGATCCGGTGGGTGGCAAGGTGCAGGCTGGCACCGACGAGCAGGGTCTTCGGACCGGTATCGATGCTGAGGGGAAGCCCTCCGCAGTGACCGCGCCCGAACCGGCTCTGAAGGACCCGTCGCTCTACAACCCGGAACGGGTTGAGCCGGTTGCAGCGCCGGGCACCAGCGGGCTCGTTGCAGCCGGGGGCCTTACTGAGTCCCCCCGCGACGACGGGGCTGGTGCGGCGGCACAGGCCTCCCAGCCCGGCGAAGACGGTGCTGAAGGGGCTGCCGCTCGCCAAGCCCAACTCGCCGAAGTGGATCAGCGAATCGCTGATACCGATGAGGTCGAGGATCTGGAAGAGGAACTGGAAGCGGTCGAAGAGGCCCTGTCCAGTCTCCGCGGGGAAGTGGACGATCTGACGAAGAACATCGATGAGGGCAATCGGCACGCGGACAAGCTCCGCGGTCGCATCAGCCAGCTGAAGGGTTCGGACCAGACGAACACCATCCAGGCCTACCTTGCTTCGCGCAAGGAACAGCTCGAACTCCGCGGTGAGAACCGTGCGACGCTGAAGGCATCCGGCCTGACCCTGAAGTCCATCGCGCAAGCGGTGTCCGCGGCTCCGATCGACCAGGCCATGGCCCGGAAGAACACCCGTGGCGCCAAGCGCCCGACGCGAGTCTAAGTCATGGCGCAGTCTGCTACCAATGGTCCACGCCTGAATCAAAAGCAGCAGACTGCGCTATACTATGCGCGGAAGAAGAACAGGGAGCGTCGTATCAAGGCGCAACAGGAAGCGCAGCCGCCTGAAGAGGAATAAGTAATGGCGTTCACGGTTGAAGATGGAACTGGTCTCCCGGACGCCAACAGCTACGCCGCTGTCGAGTATGCGGATGAATACTTCGCCGAGCGCGGGGTGACAGCATGGACCGGCGAGGATGAAGCCAAGCAAGGCTGGCTGATCCAGGCAACGGATTATATCGAACAAGTGTTTGGCGCCCGCTTCATCGGTGAGCGGATGACTGCCGAGCAAGCTCTGTCCTGGCCCCGTCGCTACGCGGTAACGCGGGACGGAACGACCATCGCGGACGACATCGTTCCCCTGTCCCTTGTGCGCGCGTGCTGCCAGTATGCGCTCCGCGCCATTAGCGGACCCCTCATGCCCGACCCGCTCGTGAGCGCGGAGGGATACAATGTGGTCACAACCCGTAAGAAGGTCGGCCCCATTGAAAAGGAGTTCCGCGTCATGGGGTCCAGCGGCTCCCCGATCCTGATCCGCAGCTACCCGGCAGCTGACACGCTGATGACCAGCCTGTTGGCCTACGCTGGTGGCGGCACGCGGGTGATTCGGTGATGGCGGGGGTCTTCGACGACGATATCGCAACAGCCCAGGAGCTGATTGCAGAGTTCGGTCAGGATTGCTTCTGGCAGAAGCCTGCACCTGTGACAGACGATAGCGTGCCCGGTTATCCGGTCGTAGGGGACTTGCCCCCGCTGATCGCGGTCAAGATTGCCTTCTTCAGCGGACGCGACCTGAACCGTGGCACCTATGAGTTCCTCTCCCTCATGCCGGGAATGGAAGTGCCCGACAATGGGGAAGTCGGACTCCTCGCGGGTGGACTGTCGTTCGAGCCCGAGCTCACCGACACGTTCATCCGCGGGAATGATCTATCTGCCCCGCATGTGTCCGTCGACAGGCTTGACCGCCTTGCACCGAACGGCACCCCTGTCCTCTATTACATCACGTTGGCCGCATGACGTATCTTACTCCCCAGCAAGCGCGCAAAGAGATGTTCGCTCTCGTTGCGACGACTTGGGCAGCTAAGGCGGGTGCGATCGTGTCCCCCATCCCCGAAGTGCGTTATCAAGGTGTCGAAGAGGCCAAGGTGCCAGGAGCTGACAAGTTCTGGATGCGCGCAGGCACGACGACTGTGACCACACGCCAGTCGGGTCATGCTCTCCCCGAAGGCCCTGATGGGTCACCCGTCGTTTTCACGAACTACGGGTTCATTACTCTGCAGATCTTCGCTCCGATGAAGGGCAAGGATGTGTGGGCAAAAGGGGAGTTGCTGGCTGAGCTTGGACAGTGTATGTTCATGGCCTCAGAAACGGGTGGGTCGGTTTGGTTCCGCAATCCTCGCATCCGGGAAATAAACAACGACGGGACATGGTTCAGGTGGAACGTGATTGCGGACTACCAATTCGATCAGGTGAAAGGAAGCTAAACCCATGGCACTCGCGCCAGTAAAACAGGACGCCAACCTCGTTGGCTTCTACAAGATCCGGGAAGCGACGCTCGGTCTGGTGCCCGCCACGGGTGCCTGGCAGACCCGCGAACCGAACTCGTTCGATGACCTCGGTGCCGACTATACCAAGGTCGCACGCAAGCCGTTCAGCCCCTCGCGCCAGCGCAAGAAGGGTTCGACGACCGACATGGNCGCCGACGGCGGCTATAACGAGGATCTGACGCAGCACAACATGCAGGGTGAGCTCGAAGAGTTCTTCTTCGCTGCGCTGCGCAAGACGAACTCGCAGACGCCGAGCGGTGTTACCGCGTCCGTCTATACGGTCGCGTCGAACACCGGCTTCCCGGCGGGCACGATCACCAATGCCAAGGGGTTCACCAATTCGGGGAACAACGGACGCAAGGTGCTCACCGCCAGCACGGGGACGACCCTGTCCGCTCCGGGGCTGGCGCTGGAAGCGTCCCCGCCCGCAGGCGCCTACGTCAAAGCGGTGGGCTTCCAGTTCGCTGCGGCGGACCTCGTCCTGGCGACTCCGACTGGTGTGGTCACTCTGGCCAGCACTGCGAAGGACTTCCGTCAGCTTCCCATCATTCCGGGCCAGTGGGTCGGCGTTATCTTCGGTGACGATAACATCGGCTATGCGCGCATCGGGGTCGATGGTGTCAAGCAGAACCTGCTCACGTTCGACAAGACGACGTGGACTCCCGCAGCGAACCCGGGAACGGGTATCACGGCAGAGATCTACTTCGGCGACGTCATCAAGAACGAGGACGACCCGGACCTGATCGTGCGTTACAGCTCGGTCATCGAACGGACCCTCGGTCGCGATGCGGACGGGGTGCAGTCTGAGTATCTGACGGGTTCGGTTGCGTCCGAGCTGACCTGGAACTCGCCGCTGGCGAACCTCGTCAACCTCGACCTCGCGTATATCTGCCAGCGTGCGGGTCTGCGCAAGGGTGTGGATGGTCCGCTGTCGCGTCGCGCCAGCAACACCATCGTCAAGGCGTTGGGCGAGGATGCGTTCAATACGTCGTCCAACGTCTATCGTCTGCGCATGGCGATGATCGATCCCACCACGATGAACCCGTCGCCGTTCTTCGCTCGGGTCACCGAGTGGACTGCCACCATCAATAACAACGTCACCAGCGCCAAGGCGCAGGGCGTTCTCGGTGGCTTCGATACGACGGTGGGCAACTTCGACGTCGATGCGGAACTGACCGCCTACTTCTCCACCGTGGACGTCATCCACGCGGTGAAGTGCAATTGGGACGTCACGTTCGACGCCATCTACGCCAAGCAGAACGCCGGTGTCTACATCGACGTCCCGCTGGTGTCGCTGGGCGGCGGTCGTCTGGATATCGAGCAGGATGCGGCCATCATGGTTCCGCTGAACGCTGCGGCTGCGGAGTCCCCGTTCGGGCACACCGCGCTCATCGGGTGGTTCGAATACCTCCCCGACGCGCTCATGCCGGATATCGATTGCTAAGCGAAACGCGGTGCGCTATATAGGGGCAGGGGTCAATCAGACTCCTGCCCCTTTTCGTATAAGGATGATCCAATGGGCCTTCGTAAAACATTCAAGACCGACCGTAACGCTGAGATCGATGGCGTCGAGGTTGAGGTCTCCGTCAATGACCACAACGGCAAGCCGATCAAGATCCGCATTGCGCGCATGTCCGCGTCGAACAAGCGTTACACGAAGGAACTCAACCGTGTGACGAAGCCGCACCAGTCGGCGATCCAGAACGACGCGATGGACAACGACCTCGCTCGTAAGATGCTCCAGGAAGTGTTCGTCGACACCATCCTGCTCGACTGGGAAAACCTGCCGAAGTCCGAGCTCACCGGCGACGACAAGGACACCGAGCTGCTCGAGTTCAGCCGCGACAACGCGCTTGCGCTGTTCGCTGAGCTGCCCGACCTCTACGACGACTGGGAAGCGCGCGCCAACAAGGCCGCAGCGTTCCGGGAGAAGGAGAAGGAAGCGGCTGCAAAAAACTAACCGCCGTTCTGTTGTTCCAACATGAGTTCCCTCCCGAGACCGAGAAGAAGTTTCGGGAGGAGGCTCGTCGGTTCAAAGAGGAACTACCGGAGCGCATCAAGAACAAGCCTACGCTCTATTTCGGCAATGCGCTGTTCCTCAATGCTTGGTTCGACTTGGATACAGAACGGGAACGCCCCAAACCCATCACGCGGGGCATGTGCTTCTCTTACGCGGTCGACTACGATCTCACGGAGGAGCAGACGGAGGACCTCTGGTATCACATACGCCAGATGGACCTTGAGTTCCTAGTGTGGTGGAAGAAGAAGCAACCGAAGCCCAGAACGAAAGGAAGACAGCGTGGCGGGGGATCTGAGGAGCCTAGCTAAATCGATGCGCAAGCGCGCTTCTGGCCTGGAGACCTTGGCTTCCGATATCGCTGTTGCGGGTGCGGATGCTATGTTGGAGGAGCTGGTGGCCGTCACTCCGGTTGACGAGTCCACCGCTCTTTCGAACTGGCAAGTTAACCTCGGGAACGCTGCCGCTGACGAACTGCCCGCAGCGGTGCTAGGCAGCAAAGGAAGCACGCGGGGCGCGAGCGCGGATAAAACGCTTGCGGAGGGCCGTGCTGAGCTGCAATACAAGAAGCCGGGGCAGCCTATCTTCCTGTCCAACCTCACCCCCTACATCGGGGATCTGGACAGCGGGTCGAGCAGGCAGTTCGCAGGCGGGNTTATCCCGCGGGCGCTGATCGTCTTTCGCCTTGCGGTGCAGGACGCCAAGAAACGATTGCTGAGGTAGGTCCATGGCAGAAGAACGGATTGACATTGAAGTCACCGATAAGGTAGACGCCAATGCCGCCAAGAAGCTAAATCAGATTGCTGACGCTGCGGACCGTGGCGCCACGTATGTTGATAAGCTAAAGTCCGCTCTCGCCAATGTGAACACCTCCAGCGTCGACAAGCTGGTCTCCGCCATGGCACGCGCCGACAGCGCCCAGGCCAAGCTGCTCAACGCTCAGGTGCGCCTGTCGAACGCGCAGGACCAAGGCAGCATGGCAGCGGCCAAGCTGGCAACGCAGAACCAGAAGCTCGCTACAGAAACCGCGCGCACCGAGGCAGCAAGCGCGCGAGCCGCTGCCGCCGCTACTGCCGCTGAAAGCGCAGCACTGCGGCTTGCTGCGGCCCAGCAGCGAGTTACAGCTAGTTCAACCGCCACCGGCACCGCTGAAGAGCAGCTTGCCAGCGATCTGGCACGCGCCAAAGCGCAGTTCGACGCGGGAGAGATCTCGATTCGGGCGTATGTTGCCGCGATGAACCAAGCGCGAGCAGCGTCCACCGGAGCAGCGCAACCCATCGTCGACAGCGCGAACGGCGCGGCCAATGCAGCCAAGACCCTGGAGGCGGCGCAGTCGCGCACCCGGTCCACGAACGCGAACATCATCGCGCAGCTACAGGACATCGGCGTGTCGCTGGCTGGCGGACAGAACCCGTTGCTCGTTCTCGTTCAGCAGGGTTCGCAGCTCGACTATATCGCACGCACGACCGCAGGCNGTTGGGCGGGTCTGGTCGCGCAGATCGTCCGTCTGCTTGCACCGCTCACCGCCATTGCCGCAGCGATCGGACTGGTCTATGTTGGCTTCAAGAACTTCAGTTCGGAGATCGCGGCTAAGCATAAGCCCGAGCTTGAGGCATACGCGAACAGCCTTGGATTGACCAGCAAAGAGATGGACAAGCTCTCGAACAGCACGGTCGGGGCAGGCGGCAAGCTGAAAGAGTTCGACGTCATCACGATCACCGCCGCCGATAGCTGGAACGGGTTTAAGAGTGCGGTCGCGCAGGGCTGGGACGGACTGATTGCTCCGTTTGCTCAGTTCGGCGATACGATGACCTCCATCTGGTCGACGGTTGTGAACTTCCTGTATATGGCGTTCCTTGGCTTCTACGCAAGCGTTAAGACGCTGCTCGACGTGATCGGCAAGACGGCAATCAATGTGGTCAAGATTGTGCTGAACGCCATCATGGGAACCGCGAACGCGATCATCATGGTGATCCAGGGCGTCATCAACGGTGTGATCACTGGTATCAACTTCCTAGCGGAGGGCGCCAACGGGATCCTGTCCAACCTTGGGTTCGATAAGGCGATCCCTGAGATCGACAAGGTGAACTTGGGCATCGAATCCATCTCGCAGAATATGTTCGAGCTGGAGAAGTATAACATCGGTGAGACCTTCACCAAGAACGTCCAGGAGGCGAACAACACGATCCAGGGCTTCAAGCAGGCGTGGGACGAAGCTGCGACCGCCGCTGCTAAGGCTCGCATCGCTGCGCTGGCCGCTGCTATCATCGACAACCGTGGGCCGGGGAAGAAGGCGAAGGTTGACCACACCGCCGAGAAGGAAGCGTTCAACATCGGCATGGTGAACATGAAGCTGGACGACGAACTAGCGCGCATGAAGCTCCTGAAGGACGCGCGCGAAGTGCAGCAGCGCATGGACACCATCGAGCAGCAGCTGGCTCAGAAGAAGATCACGCTCAATGCGACCGAACGCGCAAGCATCCTTGCCAAGGTGCAGGCCATCCAGGACTATAAGTATGTCCAGCAGGAGATGGACCGCATCTACGACGAGATCAATGCGCCGCTCAAGACGTATAATGCGTCCATCGCTGCCGCGACTCAGCTGCTCAACGAGCACAACATCTCGCAGGACCAGTTCAACCAAGAGAAGGTGAAGGCTGGGCGCATCCTCGCGGAGGCAACCGACCCGCTGTTCCAGCTCAAGGAAGCGCAGGACGCCGCAGCGGTATCCGTCAACCTGTTCGGCGTCGAGCTGGACCGTGCGAACTACTATGAGACGGTCCGTCAGGCGATGCTGTCCAAGGGGATCGTTCTGTCGCAGAGCTATGTGGCAGGCACGAACGCGGAAGTCGACGCGCTTATCAAGAAGAACGATCAGCTCCGCCAACAGCAGTTCATCCAGAGCCAGCTGGGCGGTGTTCTGAACCCGATCCTCCAGCAGAACCAAGAGGTCGAAGCGAAGGCAGGGGTCTACGCCCAGCTCGAGGCGCTCCGCCAGCAGGACCTCATCAACGAGGACACCTATCAGCAGGCACTGGCAGCCCTCTATGTCAAGTATAACGAGCAGCGCCTTACGGCCGCGTCCGACTTCTTCGGTGCGCTGGCTGGTGTCACCAAGAACGGATCCGGTGTGGTTGGCGCCATCTCCAAGGCGGCTGCTATCGCACAGGCCACGATCGACGGTTACGTCGCTGCGCAGAAGGCGCTTGCGTCCGCACCCCCGCCGTTCAACTACATCGCTGCCGCAGCTATCGGGTTGAAGACGGGTGCCAACGTCGCAGCGATCATGTCGACCAATGTTGGCGGGTTCGCAACGGGCGGACAGTTTATGGTGGATGGCAAGTCGGGTGTCGACGCCAACAACATCAACATGAACGTCACCAAGGGCGAGCGCGTTACCATCGAGACCCCTGCTCAGCAGCGTGCGAACGATGGTGGGGGCGGAGACGGTGCGCCGGTTGTGGACGCTCGGACCAAGGTCGTCAACCTGTTCGACGAGAAGTCGTTCGTTGGCGCAATGGACTCCGAGGAGGGCGAGCGTGTGGTTATGAACATCATCCGTCGTAACCGCACGGATGTAGGCACGATGGTGAAAGCATGATCTACACCTTTGCTCTGAACTTCAATGCGGTCACGTTCGTTGGCACCCCGCGGACGACCCATGCAGTCGGCAAGGGTGGAGCCATCCGCATCACAAAGCCACGCGCTGCGGACAGCAACGGGCTACTGAAGTTCGACGCATGGTCCGCATGGCCTGCGGATGACAGCGTGTTCCCGTCGCCTCCCCCTGTCCCCGGTCAAACGTGGGACAACCGCTTCGAGGTATGGGCGGGGGACACCCTCGACGGGACCATGCTGAAGATCTGGAGCGCGGAGGACGAGGGTCTCGACCCCGACCTGTATGAAACCGAAGACGACGCCTTCGATGCGATCGCTGCGCTGCTCCCGATGGAGTTCACCGGCCACGAAGTCTATGAGGTGCGGGCATCGTTCGACCCGAATCCCGGCGACAACAGGCAGGGCATCTCCCTGCTGATCGACATGAGCACGGGGATCCCCGGATACGACCTTGTCACGCAGACACCGGACGCCCCCATCAAGGAAGAGTGGCAGTGGCTGACGGATATCCAAGTGTCCTACGATGGCACCGAGGACCGCATCCCGCTCAACAGCTACGCCAAGCGGACCTTCAGCGGTAACTTCTCCTTCGACACGGTCGAGCAGATCCGCCGCTTCCTGGCAACGATGCAGGTCAGCTATGGGCGCACCTTCCGCGTCCCGCTCTACCAGTATCAGGTGAAGGCAAAGACGGCGATTGCGGTCGGTGACGAATTCATCATGTGCAACACCGCACGCGGGGACTTCCGTGAGAACCGTGAAGTCATGGTGCGCGAGGGCGACACATGGGAGATCCTTGTGGTCAGCGATGTGCAATCCGACCGCCTTGTGTTCCAGACCACGACGACCAAGGCCTATAGCGCACGCGCAATCGTTACGCCACTGACGAAGGGGTTCNCCCCGACGGGTGCGCAGGTGAGCCGGGTTAATCCGAACCATAGCGGCACCGCTGGATTCACATTCCGTGAGGAGCTGCCATGGGCGCCGTTTGTGCCTCCGGAGAATGTTGAGTCGTTGACCACATTCGATTCCATGTTCGTTCTCGACAAGCGCGCCATTGGCACCGCGTTCGATTCGCAGTTCGACAGCGGCATCCAGATCACGGACGACTACATCGGACGTCCCGACTTGCTCAACCCGTGGACGCAAGGCCAATGGGCGTTCGCGCTGCGCTGGCAGTGCAACCGCCTGTTCGACATCGACGACTGGAACTGGTGGGTCCGATTCGCAGACGCGGTGCAGGGTGCGAACCTTCCTTTCCTCGTGCCTAGCTTCCGCAACGATCTGCCAATCACGACACCGGCGGGCGGGGGGACTAGCGTTATCACGTTTACGGGTCATGAATTCCGCGACCATTATTATGGCCTTGACACGTTCTCCCGGCTCGTCATAGAGTCCCCTGTAGGGCGTCAATTCGTCAAGGTTACAGGCCTCACCAATGTCGGCGGAAACGACCGAGTAACATTCACCCCCGCGCTTCCGGCAGGAACCTGGAGCGTAGATCAGACGGTGGGTTTCTTGCTCAAGGTGCGTTGCGCGGATGACAAGGTGACTTGCGATCATTACGGGTTGCACACCGACGTCACGATGTCCGTTCGGACTGTCAAGTAATGGAAGCGCACGGTGGCAACTCAGGTCGAACTCTATAGGTTTACCGAGCAAGACTCGGACGGGGTCTGGACCTATACCAGCGCCGACAGCCTACAGACGTTCTCCTCTGAGGAGTATGAACCGATCTCCATCACGCGCAGTGGCACGGAGATCAAGAACGACCTCGCTAAGGCGGACCTCACCATCACGCTGCCACTCGACAACGAGATGGCGCTGCGTTGGATGAAGGACAACGGCGAGCTTCTGGTTGGCATGGTGATCCTCACCAAGAACAAGGCTGGCGTTATCAACGTCACCTGGAAGGGGCGCCTTGCTTCGGTTGTGCCTGGCATGGCCAACATCCAGCTGAAGTTCGAAAGCATCTTCACCAGTATGCGCCGGCCGGGGTTGCGTGCGCGCTATCAGCGGTCTTGCCGGTATGCCCTCTATGGACGCGGGTGCCGCTTGGACCCGGAGACGTTTGCGCTGACGAGCGCGGTCACTGCCAGCAGCGGACGGACGCTCACATGCACCGCCGCGGCGACCAAGCCGAACGGCTTCTATATCGGTGGGATGCTGCGCAGCCCGAACGGGGTGCTGTCCTATGTGGTGGACCACGTCGGCGCGGTGCTCACCTTGCAACGGTTGTCCTTCTCTCTCCAGCAGGAGATTGACGAGGGGTTCCCGTTCAACGTGAAGCTCTATCCGGGGTGTGACCACAGCCGCGACACATGCTGGGACAAGTTCAGCAACGGGCTCAACTACGGCGGGTTCGACTTCATTCCGGTGAAGAACCCTACAGGCGGGAGTTCCATCGTCTAATGTTCTGGTTCATCGCAGCCTTCGTTGTCGGACTCGTTGTCAGCATTGCGCTGGCCCCGAAGCCACAGACGCAGAAGCCCGCTGGGCTTGGGGACATCACTGCGCCGGTAGCAGAGGAGGGTCTTGAGATCGCCGTGCTATTCGGAACGCGGGACTTCAACGGAGCGAATTGCGTATGGTATGGCGATCTCCGGACGGTGGCGATCAAGTCGAAGGGCGGAAAGAAGTGAGCGTCCAAGTCTACATGAAAGACGTCCGCGCTGTCAAGCTCTGCTCGAGCGGCACGCGCGGGTTCTTCAAGCGTCACAATATGGACTGGAACAAGTTCCTGGCCGAAGGTCTTCCCGAGGAGGACTTCCTTGCAACCGGCGATCATAACGCCTTGATGGTTGTGGAGGCAGCTCGTGGGCGGCAAAAGTAAAGCACAGACTATTGGATACAAGTATTACATCGGGATGCATTCCGTTGTATGCCACGGTCCAATCGACTTCGTAACGAAGTTCACTGTCGACGACCGCGTAGCGTGGGCGGGTGCTACCTCAGGCGGCTCCATCGGTGTGAGCGCCGAGTCCCTGTTTGGCGGTGAGTCGCGCGAGGGTGGTGTTAGCGGAACCGTCGATGTTATGATGGGGTGGCCGACGCAACTCCAGAACAGCTACCTCGTCGCGAAGCTAGGCAACCGGATCCCAGCCTATCGCGGTGTGGTCAGCATTATTCACCGTCAGTGCTACATGGGGAACAATCCCTATCTGAAACCGTGGCGCTACCGGGGGCAGCGCGTTCAGGTGCGCCAGGACGGACAGCCTCAGTGGAATCCGAACCGCGCAGGCATCCTTGTGCAGGCTGGTGCAAACCTCCCGAACAAGACCGCTGTCAACCTTGTGGCAACTTCGTTCGGCAGCGCACCCTCGACCGTTTACAGCCCGGGGCGTGCGGGTGTCATTCGTATCAGCAAGCCTCGAGCGGCTGCCAGCGGCGGGTTGCTCACCTATGACGCATGGAGCGCCTGGAACAACGATGCAGGCATCGGTGGAGGTAACTCCCCGGTCCCAGGCCAGACCTGGACGAATCAGTTCCAGGTGCTGGCACGGAACGGCGCAGGCAGCTTCGTAAGCATCTTCAGCGGTAACGACCTCGGGATGGACCCGAACCTGTATGCAACGGCCGATGAAGCCTACGCAGCGGCGGACGCACTGCTCCCCATCACCTTCACCGGGTGGGACGAGTATAAGGTCCAGGCAGCGTTCGATAACAACCCCGGCGACAACCGTGGCGGTCTGTCCCTGATCGTTGAGACCGGCAGCGGAACGATCGACCTTAACGGCGCGCACATCATCCGGGAATGCCTCACTGACCCCGATTGGGGCATGGGCTATCCCGAGAGCGATGTCGATGACGATTGGTTCGGTGCAGCAGCGAACACCATCTCAGCCGAGGAGCTGGGGATCTCCCTGCTATGGGACAAGCAGATCCTTATCGACGCCTTCATTCAGGAGATTGTGAAGCACATCGACGCGGCGCTGTATGTGTCGCGCACGACGGGCAAGTTCGTGTTGAAGCTAATCCGCGGGGACTATAACCCCGACGACCTTATCACACTGGACGAGTCGTGCATCTCCCGCATCGAAGATCCCTCGCGTCCCAGCTTCGGTGAGCTCACGAACAGCGTCACGGTCAACTATTGGGATCACCAGACCGGCAAGGATGCGTCGCTCACTGTAACCGACACCGCCATGGCGCTGGTTCAGGGTGCGGTCATCAACACCCCCGTTCAATATCCGGGGTTCAGCAACGCACGCAACGCGACCATCGCGGGGCAGCGCGATCTGCGGGCGCTCAGCTCACCGATGCTCAACTGCACCATCTATGTCGACAGCACCGCTGAAGACCTTAACGTAGGCGATGTGTTCAAGCTCAACTGGAGCAAGTGGGGCATCTATCAGCTTGTTATGCGTGTCACCAGCTTCGCGCTTGGCAACGGCAAGTCGAACCAGATCAAGCTGACGTGCGTTCAGGACATCTTCGATACGACGACAAAGACTGCGGTCGCTGAGCCTGGCACAGGCTGGGAAGACCCGTCGCAGCCCCCGGGGCCGTCCGTCGACAGCTTGGCGCAGGAGCTTCCCTATTACGAACTCGTTCAGACGGGTGGGCAAGCGCAGACCGACAGCAACCTCGTCAACAAGCCCGACAGCGGCTATGTCATGGGCGCTGCACCCCGCCCGACCGGCGGTATCAATGCGCGCATGTGGACCGATAGCGGTAACGGCTATGAATCCATCAACACCCTGGACTTCTGCCCCTACTGCGAACTGACGGTGGCGGTAGGCAAGATGGAGACAGTGTGGTCAACCACGGGCGGTCTCGACATGGACACCGTCCTGGCAGGCCAGCACGCGCAGATCGGTGACGAGATTGTGCGGATCGACGCGGTGGACACGGTTGGCAACACCATCACCGTTGGGCGCGGTGCGCTCGATACCGTTCCGCAGGACCACGCCGCAACCGATTCAATCTTCGTATGGGATCTTAACTACGGTGCCGACCCGACCGAATATGTTGCAGCAGAGGTCGTGGACGTTAAGATCCAGCCAGTGTCCGGTTCAGGCACGGTCGACCTCGGTCTGATCACCGAACGCACCGTTACCCTTGACGGTCGCGCCTGGCGCCCCTATGCTCCGGGCCAGTTTAAGGTCAACGGTCTGTATTACGATACGAGCGTCGACTACAGCGGGGNGCTCACCCTCACGTGGGCGCATCGCGATCGGTTGGAGCAGACTGGTGGCACCATTGTTGACCACACCATGGGCGACATCGGTCCCGAGCCAGGCACCCTGTATCGCGTGCAGGGTTATGTCGACGATGTGCTTGTGCATACCGAGGACGACATCGCAGGAACGACCGCGTCGTGGGATCCAGGTCTTGACGATGGGGTTGAGTCCGGCACGGTTCGCGTCGAGGTTCACGCCAAGCGCGACGGGGTGTATTCATGGCAGGCACCGTGGCATGAGTTCCTGTATGGCGCAGCCGGCCAGCGGGTAACTGAAGAGAATGACGGTCGTGTCACCGAGGGTGACGAACTACGGGTTACGGAGGACTAAATGGCAGGGAAGTCAATCAGCCAGATGGAGGCGGCGGACCTGCCTCTGCTCGGCACAGAACTGGTCGAGGTTGCGGCGCTGGATCTTGCTATCAAGATCACAGCCACGACGATCAGTGCAACCGCGTCCGACAACAGCTATAACGATTCCGGAAGCGGATTCGTTACGGCGGGGTTCGCACTGGGCGACCGCGTCAACGTGACAGGGTTCACCGGGGATGTAGCGAACAACATCGTCTCGGGTGTTATCACTGCACTCACGACCGGCAAGATGACGATTGGTGGAACCGACGGTGACGTCATTGTTGACGATGCGGCAGGCGAGTCTGTGACGATCACCAAGTGGACCAGCAAGGCAGCGCCCACCTCGGAGCTTGGTGGCGGAGGAGGGGGTGGCGGGGGNAGCGCCTGGACTATCGACCTCATTCCGTTGCAGGCGGAAATGCCCGACTTCGCTTATGCGCAGTTGAACGGTCGCAATCAGCGTCCTGTGATCACCTTCGACACCACAACTCAGGAGACCATCTTCTGGACCCGCGTCCTCCCCGCTGACGATCCGGGTGCGGGCATTGTGGTCACGCTTTACGTCGCAGCGCAGTCCGCCACCAGCGGAACGATCGGCTGGGACGTAGCGTTCGAGCGTGTCGACGCAGGCGGGTTGGACGTGGACTCGGATAGCTTTGCGACCGCCAAGACGATCACCGCTGCCACGGTGCCCGGCACTGCTGGCGTCACCATGACGCAGACGGTCACGTTCAGCAACAGTGAGATCGATGGGCTGGTCGCGGGCGAGATGTTCCGCATCCGTATCCGTCGCGATGTCTCGAACGACACTGCAACGGGTGACGCCCATCTGCTCATGGTCAATCTGCGGGGAGCCTAAGATGGCATTTGTATCTTCTGGCTCCGGCGGGGGTTACGGCACAACCGGATGGACCATGGCTGGCGATCAGCTAACCATGACCATCTGGCTTCGGACCACGCAGACGACGCTGAACGCCATTCCCTTCGGCAAGTGCAACGGTGCAACCCAAGGCGGGCCATCAATTGTGATGAACAACCCATCGGCAGGCAAGTATCTGCTCTATGCGAAGGAAGGCGGGAGCGAACCCGTCAAGGGCACCAGCACGTCGACCAACTTGTTCAACGACGGGGAATGGCACAACTTTATCATCCGTTACGATCGTCGGTCGGGTATGCCGAACGAAGTGTGGCTCGATGGAGTGCTTGATATCCAAGTGAATGCGACAGGCAACATCACCAAGTCGGGTGATGGTATCACGGCAGGCCGCTCGAACGATGGCTTCTGGAACGGGTTCAACGGCGACCATGCTTATATGGCAGCCTGGGACAAGTGGCTCGACGACGATGAAGTGCAGATGATTGGCACGCACCGCGTCAATCCTGGGCTGGTGGCTCGCAGCAAGTTGATGTTCTACGTCCCTTCGCATCAAGCTCTGCGTCAAGCGTGGACCCCCGGCGGATTCGGTGGAACGATTGGCTCCCCCGGCAACAGCCCGCAACCCAATGTGCGGGGAGTGTGCTGCCAGCACTAAGATTTCGGTAGCGCCGGGGCTGGGGGCGCGAAAGGGGTGCTGCCGCCACTTGGGTAGCACCCCTAACCGATCGCCGCTGTAGCCGGCTTAAAACGGCCCGCCTTATGCAGCTTCAGCCGGAAGTGCTGCAATGTCCCGCAGCATACGCACCGCCTCATTGATATACCAGTCGTGATCCACGTCTTGAGGAACGACCATGTTATCATTGAAGGCCATGCAGGGCATCGCGCCGTCCGAGCGAGGCACCTTGTTCCCACTGAGCGCATAGACCAGCTCACCGGGGACGTCCTTGGCGTAATACCAGCGGACAGTCTTGCCAACGAACTCAGTCTCGCCTGGCACCGCTAGGCGCTCGCACGCGATGCGATACGCCTTCTCGGTTGTGATAGCGTAGCGACCGACCGCGTCATAGCTACCCTTCTCGACCCAAGACCCCTCAGCGAACGGGGTGTAACCCGCCCGGTCGATAAGCTCCTCTTGCGAGTCATGCGCGGGGACGTTGCTGCTCCACACCTTCACCGCGCCACCCTTCACCGACCGCACCGTGACGAACTTGCGAATGTCATTGGCTGCGCGAATGGTGTGGTCAAGCGGGGTGCCCTTCGTCAGGAACGCCTCAACAGCCTCGACGCAGATCGTTGTCGTCGGGTTCTTGTGCAGGCGCATGGCGAGGTTCTTGCTGTCACTCCATGGGTTGGCGTAGGCACCCTTGGACTTAATGCCGTCGGGGATCTCCAGCCAGCTGTTCGTTGCCTTGTCGAACTTCTGCTTGACCGCGATGTAGTTATTCACGTCACGCGAATAGAGCGACAGGTAGCGGGTCTCTTCTGTTTTGTATTGTGTGATCCGCTCCCATTCAGCAACGATCCAGTTGAACAGCTCCATATTGTTCCGCGGACACTTAATAACGATGCCGTCGGTATTGGCGCTGACCACATGGATGCCGCGCATTTCCAGCATCTCGATCAGTAGCAGGATGCTCAGCTGACCCGTCAGTGTCGTCTGGATCAGGAAGTTCGGTGCATAGAGGATGGAATACTTGCTGCCGAACTTGCCGAACGACCCGTTGATGACAATCTTGAGCGACTCAGCGACGGGCTTGTTCCCGTCCGCTTTCGCCTTCAAGCGCCGCTCAACGATGGNGCGGTAAACGTGCAGGAACTCCGGACCCAAGTGCTCTGGATACATGCCCTGATTAAGGATGATGCGCGGGTAGAACGACTCGACGTCCTTGTCGATCATAATGTAGTTCGCGTCGGTGTGGTGGGCGACCGTGCTTTCACTGCTATGCAGCCCGCCAATCCCCATGCGGTAAACCGACCCCATGATGTCCAACTGGAGGTCTTTAATCTCCTCGGGCATCGCAATGGAGCCAGTGTAGTCAACGACGAACTTCGCCTTGGCGACAACCCCTAGCGCCCACTGCATGAGCGGGGAGTTGAACTTCATCCACGGGGGCACCTGATAGCGGTATGTGGTGCCTACCTCGATCTCAGGACGCTTGGGGCGAATCCCCGTGCGGCGCTGTAGCTCGGCGGACATAACCGCTTCAGCGATCTGCGCGTCCGACTTGGACCGCAAGTCAACCTTGTATTCGTTCGACAGGGTATAGCGGAGCTCTATCTGCTCCTTGAGCGTCTCCCGTAGGAGAGCGGTGTTGTGCGTGTCGTTGACGCAATACCAGCGCACGATCGCAATCTGGTGCGGGCTTAGGATGGTGGCAGGGTGGAACGGCAAGTCCTGCATCTTCTTGGCGTGCATCCGTCCTGCATAACCCTTCAGGGAGGCGAACAGGGGTGCAACCTCGATAAGATCGATATGATCCACCTTCAGGTTGCCACCCTTGGCGTGCTTGCGGCGCACATCCTGCCCGCGCATCTCCTCCACAATGATCATGTCGGAGCACTTCTTCAGCTGCGAGCAGCTAAGGCCAGCAACCGCCATCTCGCACATGGGGATGTCGTAGTTGATACCGTTGAAGGTGACGCAAGTGTATGTCTCGAGCATCCAGCGGAGCTTGCGGGTGTCAAGCGGGGGCAACCCATCACCCATCTCCACCAACGCAATCTTGCCTGTGACGAGGTTCGTGAACACGACTAAGAAGTAGTTCCCATAACACTCGACGTCGGTGAGCATTTCCTCACGACGCTGCCGCGCTATGGCAAGCTCTTCGATGGACATAAACTGGACCGGGAACTCCAGCGCCTCTTTCAGGCCTGGGAGGTAGTCCGGTCGGAGCCAGGTTGGCTCGGGTGGGACACGCTTGAGCTTTTCAGCTTTGGGCGCCTTGGGTGGCGGGGTGTCATCCCAAAAGAATCCGACTGCATCGTTACGCATAATTGTCTCCGGAGACCATATAGCGGGCCGTGGCGCTGAGTGTTGTGGAGATTAACGGTTGTTGGCAGAACGCTTCACATGCTTCTTCGTCTCCTTCATAGTGCCGTTGCAGGTCGGACAACCCTTGTGGTCACCCTTGCCAGCGCGATACAGGTTGCCGCATGTCATGCACTTGACTTTGCGTCCTGATGTTTTCGTCATCTGGTTGATACTCCGGTGGCGCTGAATTGCTGCCCCTCGAAGTGGCTGCGCATACCAATGATGGCACCGCGCATGACCCCGCCGAAGAACATCGCAGGCTCGGGGTATAGCGTGAAGTCGGCCTGCTCCACAACCCCGTTCAGCAGCGCAAACATCGCAATGTTATAGCATCCAACGAACTCTAGCCCGTCAACCTCAAAGGATGCACCCTCCTCACGCTCAACCGTGTCCTCGTGGGTCGTGAGCAGTCCGTTGTTGATATAGATGCGGTTGCTCCCGTCCGACAGCGCCTTCAGCTTGTCGATTGCGGTGAACAGCTCCTGAGGAATGGGAACGGGGGCGCTGGGCACGTTCAGGATCTTCTTGATTAGCTCCAACGGCCACTCAATCCCGAGTAGCTGGCTACGGATCCACCGACCGTCGTTATAGTGGAACGTGATGGAGTTCCCCGCGATCTGCGCACCGATGGGCGCTTCGTCGACGCGCAGCATTTCCTTGATGCACGCCTTGGGGATGTTGATCTGCTTGGGGAAGGGTGCTGCCAGCCAATACTCAACGACGCAAGTGTTGTTCGTAGCGTAGGCTGACTGACCGTCGAGCAGGATACCAGCCGACCACGGACGAGAGGCGTCGTTACCGATGAACGGATACATCAACTTGAACGCCTTCAGCATGGTCTCGCCATCGAATTGCAGGGGGTCGCCCTCGGGTCCGACGTGCGGGGTCTCACCGTCCACTAGCTGAGCAAACCCCGTGAACTTGCCGCTCTTGATGCGCAGCTTGCCGCCGGGGGTCGTCGACAGGATAATCGGTTCGCTATCGTCGCACTGCTGAATCGCCTTCACAAGCTGGTCTGCCTTGGGGCAACAGTTGATGTCGAAGGGGATTGGGCTGCTGATCGCCAGCGTGCCGTTATAGGAACGCACCGTGCCGTTCTCGATGCGGAAGTGCGTCATCGCAGGCAGCAAGTCCTTCTTGGCGACTGCACCCTGGACGAACTTCAATTCCTTCAGCATTCGTGCGCTCCATACTTGTCCACGAGCTTCTTGATCATCGGGGACTTCCAGGTTTTACCGTAACGCTCGATGACGAGCCCTAGCTGCATTCTACGGTGAATGTGGCCGTGTCGCAAGCTAGTTCTGCAGACATAGAGCAAAGTATTCAGCTTCAGGCGCCTCGCGTCGGGGCGCACTAGAAGAGCTCCGCGCTGCGCACCCTGAACGTCGGGCTGGCGTTGGCATTCATAAGGCTGTTGACCACACCGAACGCCCAAAGGTTGTATGCAGCGCGTGACTCATAGATCTGGCTTAGGCGTTCGTAGGTGAACCCGTTGTCCTCTAGCGTCTTATAGACGTAGTCACATTCAACTTGCGACAAGGTTGTGGCGTGCTGTCCCCAATCGTGCCTCGACGGGGACTTCTCTGAGACCGACATTGGCATAGCAGGGTTCTTGGCGCTAATGCCCGGCATGATAATACTGCCGAACGCTGCGCTCTGGATCCAGGAGGACGAGTCGCAGCTATACCACGGATAGGCCTCCATGATCGGAACGGCAGTGATGCCGAAGCCATGCACCTTAACCCTTGGGCGCCCTGCACCGTCAGTGAGGTATTTGTCCCACATACGGTCGAGCCAGACCATTAGCTGGGCGGTGCTGCTCCCGACCATGCCACCGAGCGTGATATAGTCGTATTCGTTCACATACCGCTCGAGGTAATGCTCGGGTTCCCCAGCGTGGAAGCATGGGAGGGGGCGCCAGTCGAGACCGTAGCGTTCCCGGAACTGGCGCTCCATCTCTTGCTGGTTCCGCCACGTCTCGTCTGCGTCACCGATACCGTCGAGCACCGACGCCATCATGTTGCCCGGTCCCTCACCGCGTATGATATCCCAATTGCGGACGATGTAGTCCACATAATCGCTCACCTCCAGCTTGATGCCCAAGGTGTATGCGGAGAACGCACCGCTATCGAGGAAGACCTGAGCGCCGAGGCGACGCATGTGGTCAACATAGGATTGCTTGCCAACGTAGTGCCACGACTCAAGGATGTGCGGGAGACCATTGACGATCTCCCGCTCCCGGTCGTTCAGCTTCACGTAGCGATTCATGCCCTCCATATACGAGTTCGTATAGACGGCAGCCATGTAGATATCCATGACGCTACGTTACCCCATTAGCGCGCGAGCTGCAAGAACTCATTGCGGACAGCGGGGTCATCCTTGAACAGACCCCGAAGGGCACTGGTCGACGTCTCCGAGCCTTGCTTGCAGATCCCTCGGGACTCCATGCAAAGGTGGCGGGCGGTGATAACGACACCGCAGCCCAGCGCGCCAAGGTGATCCATGATCGCGTCCGCAACCTGACACCCGAGCCGCTCCTGCACTTGCAGACGCTTGGCGTAGATGTCCAACAGACGCGACAGCTTCGACAGGCCAACGATCTTCTTGTTCGGGAGATAGCCGATGGTCGCCGTGCCGAAGAACGGTGCCATATGATGCTCGCAGTGCGTATAGAAGGGGATGTTCTTCACGACGACCATCTCGTCCACACCCTCGGCGCCGTCCTCGAACGTCTTCAGGATGTCGGCGGGGTCCTTGTCATATCCGCTGCACCATTCCTTCCACGCCTTGGCAACCCGTGCGGGGGTTTCCGCCAGACCGCCTCGGTCGGGGTTCTCGCCGACGTATTGCAGCAGGCGAACGATATGGTCCTCGATGCCCTTGGACCCGTTGCCTTCCCACGGCCAGACGACCCATGCGTCTCCGTGCGCCCAGCTACGCTTGTCGATAAGCGCGTAGAACGGCTTGTCGGGGAAGCGTTCCATCGTGCGACCCGTGTCGATTAGGTCATCGATGATAGCGTCCGCCTTGGTCCAGTCCTCTTCCACAACGAACACCGAGTCGTCATCGAGCGCGAACACTGCGAGGCGCGCCGGGATGCCACCAGTGGGCACCGCGTAGAGCTTGATCGGCCGTGTAGTCGGGAAGTCGGTGAGCAGCTTGTTCTGAACCTCCCCAGCCAGATCGAGGACGCTCATCGTATCATAGGTCTGCTCAGCCATTGTTCTCTCCGTAGTAAATGGCGCTGTTGGCGCCGTGTTCGCGAACTTCGACAGACACAAGGCGCAAGCCCCGGATGTCGCACTCGAGGGGCATTGCATCGCCCAGCCACGTATCGACGCGGTCATAGACGAACTTGGCGAACCCTTCGCACCCGACGAACGGGAGCACAAGGATCGGGGTGAACCCGCACTTCTCGTAGAGGGCTTGGAAGTCCGCCAGGAACGGGTCGTGCTCCGCCAGGATCATCCGATGGTCGAAGTTGTCCACCAGCCATTGCTTGATGGGCTTCAACCCGCCGAAGTCGATCACCCAATTGTCCCGGTCGAGGGTGTGGGCACTGAACGTCAGCTTGAACGACAGGGGGTAGCCATGGGGGTTGCAGCAATGGCTGAGCGCCTTCGGCTGGCGGAACGTAGCGGCGAGCCCGAGGTTGTGGTCATAGGTTTTCGTGACTGAATACACGGTTAGCTATCCTTCCGAGCATACTGAAGGGGATCCTCCAGTCCGTTAATGGTATAGGCGGTCTTGCGCATAAAGCAAGGGCCGCAAGTGCCGCAGTGGACGGGTCCGCTGCGATAGCAGCTCCACGTTAGCCCCATGGGCGCCCCGAGCTGCTCGCCGAGTGCGACGATCTCGTGCTTCATCAGGTTGCCGACAGGCATGACCACACTGAGTCGCTTCCCGTCGCCCACCGCGAACGGCAACATCTCGTTGAAGCGGTTAATGAACTCAGGCTCGTTGTCGGGGTAGGCACCCGCTTCCTCGAGGTTGTTCCCCAGCCCGATCAGGTCGAACCCTTTGGCTTCCGCGTAGGCAGTCGCAAGGGAGAGCATAACGAGGTTCCGGGCAGGAACCCATTCATGAGCGAATTCAGCACCCGCTTCGCCTCCAGCGATTTCGCTGTCCGCCTGGAGTAGCGGGCTGTCTTCTTTGTCATAGATCCCCATCGGCAGGACGTGGAGCGGAACTTGCATAGCGTTGGAGACCGCCATGATAGCAGCATACTCAGGTGACTCAGCGCGCGAGCCATATTGGAAGTGCAGCAAGTGGACGTCGCACCCGTCGGCCTGTAGGGCCTTTGCAGCGACGACGCTGTCCATGCCACCGCTACAGACGACCAGCGCCTTTCGCCCCTGTAGCACGGCGGGATCGAGGCGGTGCGCGTGCATGGGGGTGAACCGCCAGGCGCTGTAGGGTGGCACCATCTGCGGCGCGAACCCTGCCGGGAAGTAGTCCTTGGACGACGCGAAGAAGCACGCTCCGTCGAGCCACGCATACCAGATCGGACGATAGTTGCACGCCGCGAACACGACACCCGGATAATGGTCGTGCGTTGCGAGGATCGCATAGCTTCCTTTCAGGTGTGACACCATGTTGAAGAACGTGGCGCTGAGCTCTGTCTCGGTAGCGGTGTCGTTCGTCTCGTCCCGCGCAAGGAACTCAGCAATCGCAGCACTGTCGACGCCGGTTGGCAGCTTCTGCCCCGCGAAGTGATTGCGCAGTTCGTGATCGTTGGCGATCGTTCCGTTGTGAACGACGTTCCACCCGCCGGCGCGATAGGGTTGCTGGTCGAACTCCCGCTTCTCCGCAACGTATTCGGTCGTCGGCTCTGCGCGGAGGTTGCCGATGATACCGCCCTGATGGATAGGGTGCATCTCGTCGAAGAAATCGTTGCGACCGTGCAAGCTATTGCGTTCGACAGACTTGCGCTCGAAGTTGTATCCGGTCGAGTGCCCTCGGTCCTCCTGGACATGGTATCCCCAGCCGTCCCGCCCCCGCTCACCCGACGCGACCATAATCTGATTCATGATCTGATTCGTTCGGGTGACGTGCATAGGCGACATGCCCCATACGAGGCATCCAAAGATTGCGCACATATTATTCGACTCCGATGTATTTGTGAACCTGGAGCTGGAGGATGTAGCCGTGCGCTAAGCTCGACTCGACCGCCGCAGCGGTGTTCCGCGCGTTGATGGACGTGTTCTTGTCGTCCTGAGGCTGGATGTAGNCCAGTCCGTCCCAGCCGTAGGGCGGTCGCGCGGGGTAGGGGTTGGAGCGGTGCCCCAGCGCGTTCTTCGGCAGACCGTCGGTGTGCTCGTCCCCTGCCTGCACGACATACTTCAGGGCGCACGCGGCCTCCAGCGCCAGCGGGTTGAGCTTGCCCGTCTTGGGGCTCACAACAAGATACGCACCCCGCCGCGCACCGATATCACGGTTCCAGGGCAGCATCGGCGGGTTCATGGTGCCGTTGCTTTCGACCTGCACGAAGAACCCGTTATGGATGAGCATGTCGATCAGCTCACCGATGTGCTGCCTGAACGGTTCGCCGCCGGTGATGACCACAAGCCCAGGGTCCGGGCGCTGCCATTCGTCACGGACCGCTAACACGATTGCGCGCGGTTCCAGGATCAGTCTGTGGGAGGTGTAGTCAGTGTCGCAGGACGGACACTGGAGGTTGCATCCCGCTAGGCGGACAAAGACGCAAGGGGTGCCGCAGAAAGGGCCCTCGCCCTGTATCGTCTTGAAGATGCTGTGGATCTGGAGCGTCCCCTCATAGGAGGGTTCACGCTTCTCGATGGGTTGCTGGTTTATCACGGTTCCTCCGGAGGTGGCTAGACGCATAGCCTAGCAGGTTTCGGGGCATAAAGTAAAGCCCCGCGCACCATTTCTGATGCGCGGGGCGAGCAGCCGAAGCTGTCAGGTTACGCCTGCGGCGCTTCCGGGGCGACCGGCGGAGCGGCGGGAGCTTCCGGAGCCGCAGCGGGCTTCGGACCTTCCACGCGGCCGGTGACACCGAAGAACTTCCGCCAGCGGGCGTATTCGGCGCGGACGTTCGCCTCGTTCAGGCCCTTGGCCTTGGCGATCTCCATCGACTCGGAGATGGAAGCGGGCGAACCGTTCTTGGCGGAGACCTCGTCGAAGATCGCCCAGGCCTGACCGCAGAGACCGTCGGGCTTCGGACGGCGGATGCCGTTCTGTTCCGGCTGACGGGCAGCTTCGCGGGCAGCAACGGCGTCGGCCTTGGCCTTCTCCTTGGCTTCCTGCGCAGCGACCTTCTCGGCCTGCTTCTTCTCGGCGGCAGCCTTCTTCTCGGCTTCCTTGGCTTCCTTGGCAGCGGTCTTCTCCGCTTCCTTCTTGGCCTTGGCTTCCGCAGCCGCCTGCTTCTTGGCGGCGGCCTCGTCGGCCTTCTTCTGCGCGGCGGCCTGCTTGGCAGCTTCCGCTTCGGCAGCGGCGGTTGCCGCAGCTTGCTCTTCCGTGCTCATTTCAATCTCCATCAAATGGTTGCCCGATATGGACAATGTTGTGTTAGCATTCCGAAAGGGCGAATGCAACCCCTAATTTAGCCCAAGCGAGCTTTCATCCAGTTACCGAGTTCATTGCTTGAGCTAGTCTTCTTCACGCCGTGCTTTTCCTCAAGGATGCCCATCATCTGCTTCCGCAATGCCAGCACGACAGGGACGTCGGTGGGAGACCCCGCTGCGGCCCACATTTCGTCTGCCACCGACCATATAACCGGCCGCACGCTAGACGCACGCGCTTTCGGGGCTGCGCTGGCGCTGGGGGCAGGGGCAACGGGTGTCGGTGCTTTGGGGGCGGTGCGGGGTGATCGGTGCTGTGGGGCCAGCGTAGCGGCCTTGTGCTTGTCCACCGCGTCTAGAGGTTTACAGTGCAGCGGGAACAGCTCCATGGCTTGCGCAGGCTTCTTCGCCCCGAGCGCATACTTCCACGCGATGCCGTTGTAGAGGTCGTCTTCCACTGCCTTCACTTGCGCTTCAACCTCGTCATGCAGAGCGAGGGTCGGAGGCATGTGGTCAGCAACGATCATCGCCAGCATCTGCCGAAGCACCATGTCATCCGACCCGGTGACATCCTCCCCGGTCGTATTGCGATACAGCATCCGAATCTCCAGCGGCGTCATGCCCAGCAGGAAGTTCGGGTTGTTGACGTTCTCGTTGCGAACGCTGTGGTGCGGAGCCTCAAGGAACGACAAGCCGTTCAGCGTGAACTGATCGTGGTGCTTGTGCAGGAACTGGAGAGTGTCCATATCGATAGAGACGAACATTAGAGTTTCACCGGGAATCGCTCGAGAGCATTTGCAGCATCCCGGAGCTTGTGTTGACAGTCAGCCAGCACCTCAGGCGTCATCCCGCCGTCGTGTGCTGCCATAAGGACGCGGCGGTCCACATCCTGGATGGACGCCTGCACATTGGCAAGCGTCCAAGCGAAGCGGGAAATCTTCTTCTCTTCGTCCATTATGCGTATCCCTTGATGACTTCGTTGAACGGCTTGGCACGCACATTCTTGGCACCGAGCAGGTTCTGCAGGTCGCGGACGCGCATCATATAGATGCGTTCTTGCGCTGCCTGAGTGAGTTTCGTCTGTGCCATTGTGCGTCTCCTTGTTGCACCCCTTTTACAGGAGTTCCAAACAGACGCAAGCATTATTTTAGAACGGCACGTCATCGTCGAGATCGTTCGCATACTTGCTTGCGAACTCAGCGCGTTGCTGCGATAGCATCTCACGGTTCTCAATCTCAGGGGTGAACCCGCTGGACTCCTCCGTCCCGAACGCGGTGCCGTCGTAGCAGAACGCCATGATCTCGGGATACTTCTTATTCGTCCAGACGCGCAAGTGCGTAGGCGCTGCGAGCACCTTGTCCGCGATGTTGATAGCCTCTGCGGTTGTGCTGGGCATCTCAACGTCGGTGCGCTCCTTCCACCAGCGTCGCGCTTTCATCCCCGCGAAGTTCGTGTGCTGCACACAGATGAACTCGCTGAACGACTTATATCCGCAATAGTAGGAGACCTTCATCATTGGAGGTGAACCCTCCTTCTCGTGGCGGTCAATGGTAACGCTGTCCACCTTGAAGACCTTTACCACAGGCTCGTCGATCTTGATAAGCTCCTCGGTAGCAGCGTCCTGGCCGAACTTAACCTCGAAGAGGAACTCACTGCCACACCCGAGCGACGTCTTGAACGGTTGCCCGCCGCAGTAGCGCACGCTGGCGTGATTATACGTCTCGCAGACCGGGCATTCCTTGACGGGTGCGGTGCCATTTCCCTTGCCCTTGGCCTTGGGGGTGACAGGGTCGTTGATCGGCCCCAGCGTGGCGATGTTGCGCGCGAAGTCCATAACGAGGCAGTCGATCTTGCCGGATGCCTCGATTGCTGCCAAGCGCCCTGCGATTGTGTTAAGGTCGAAGGGGCCGACGTAGACCGGGCGGATACCGCGCCCCAGCATCTGGACCCATAGCACCGCCGACCCTGTCGCCCGCAGGATGATAATGAAATCGATCCCCGGGAAGTCGAAGCCTGTGGTCAGCACATTGTTGTTCACTAGCGCGCGGATCTTCCCCGCCTTGAAGTCAGCGATCGTTTGGTCGCGACCCTCGCGCTTACTGTGGACGCAACCCGCCGGGACGCCCAGCATGTTGAGCATGTCGCAGACGTGGTCGGCGTGATCGGTGCCAGACGCAAAGACGAGCCAGTGCTTCCGGTCGAACCCGTATTCCAGCGCCTCCTTCAGCGCCGCTTCGGTTATGTCGTCCCGGTCGAACTTCTCTTGCATTTCCTTCTCGATGAACTCCCCGCCCCGCGTATGCAGGCCTTCGGTGTCGAGATGCAGTTTCGGCTTCTTGGGGATCAGCGGGACTAGATAGCCCTCGTTGAACAGGCGGTTGAACGGTTCCAGACCCGTGATGTCGAAGCACACGTCCGTGAACAGCGGAGGCATCATATTGCCCTTGCTGTCCTCGTAGGGGTCAATCAGGTGTCCGTGACCCATGCGCCACGGGGTAGCGGTGAGCCCGATGACGCGGAGGTGTGGGTTGATAGATTGCAGCCCAGCCAGGAAGGTTCGATACATGGTCTGGTCGTTCGGGGACATAAGGTGAGCTTCGTCGATCAACACCAGATCGATGTGTCCGAACTGCGCCCACTTGCGCGCGACCGACGCGATGCCAGCGAACGTGATAGGCTGGCTCATGTTGCGCTGGTTGAGGCCCGCGCTATAGATGCCCGCTGGGGCGAACTGCCACAGCGACATCAGCTTCTCGTAGTTCTGTTGGATCAGCTCCTTGACGTGCGTCAACACTAGGATGCGCTGCTGGCCGTATTGCATCAGCACGCTCTGGAGGAACCGTGCGATGACCACACTCTTGCCTGTCCCGGTCGGCATCGCGACCAGCGGGTTGCCGGTGCGGTGCGTCCGGAAATAGTTCCAGATGCAGTTTACCGCTTCGGTCTGGTAGGGTCGGTCCTGGAAGACGGTCTTAGGGTTCGCGCCACTATTGTGACCGATGCCGGGTATCTCATCCAGGAAGCCAGTAGCTGGGCTCACGCGCGAAGTCCGTCGTTCTCATACCAATCGGGACACCCGACCAGTTGCTTTTCCTTTGGTAACTGCATCTTGTGCTTATTGCAAGACCAAGTGGCGTCTTTTCCAGGTTCACTGAACTGGCATGTCCGGCAGTTGAAGTCAGGCGCTGCGCCAAGGTGGCATACCGGGCGGTCGTCACAGAAGCGGCACTTGAAGAAGCCCGCCGAGGTGTTGATCTTCTTGGGAGCCTTTGGCATCCACACGAGGTCCTCACCGCGCTGGATATACTGGTCCGCATATTCAGGGTTGAGGTAGATCACCTCCATGTAGAGGTCGTCGGTGTTCTTGCAGACGGCGACGTATAGCGCCACAGCGAGCCCCATCTTCCTCATGTAAAGCTGCATCTGCGTATAGTGCTCTGGCTTGCACTCGCGCACACCCTTCCCGGTGAACGGTCCCTTTCCCTCGACGTAGGCACGCCACTCGGGCAGCTTACCAGCGAGTTCGATAAACGACTTCTCACCGTGCGTCTTGTATTCGTTAATGAACGCAATGCTTGGATCGAGGTCTGGCAGCCCCCGAGCGACACCGTCGCCGGAACCTCCAGCGTGTCCTTCCGCCCAGCTGATGCGGAATTGCTTCCCGTTGGCGTCTTGCTGCCAGACCTCGCACCCGATCATAAGGAGCATCGCAATGATGCGTCCTTCCTCCAGGTGTCCGCGATTGAACAGGCGTAGCGTGCGCCCGTTGAACTTCGGCTTGGTGGCCCATCGGAAGTTATACCAAACCTTCCGGGGACACTCGTCGCCGAGCATGGATGCGCCAAGATGGGAGCGGTGCCCATCCTCGGGCTCGGATCGGTATGCGTCACCGATGTGTGGTAACACTCGGCCTTCCCACATGCGGAAGGATGCACCTTGGTCCGCTTCGATCATCTCATCGATTTTGCGCATCGTTAGAAGCGCGTGCATCAAAGCACCCATGTTATCTCCTGTCCGCTAGGTGACCCGTGGAAGCGTTTCAGCGCCGGTTGGAGTCGGCGTTTCGGTCATTTCCACGGGTCGCCTAGCAGCGGGGGTCCGAAGACCCCCGATACCAGTTACGCCTGAGGCGCGGCCCACGGGGGAGCGGCACCAGCAGCGGCAGCCGCCGCAGCAGGGTCCGGAGCACCCGGCGCCGCCGGTGCAGCCGCAGCAGCTTCGGCAGGGGCGGCACCGCCGGCCCAGGGCTGAGCAGCGGGTGCGCCACCGAACGGGCTGTCCGCGAGCGCGGCAGCGGGTGCGCCGGCCCAGGGCGAGTCAGCCGCAGGCGCCGCCGGTGCTGCCGGGGCAGCGGGTGCGGCAGGCGCAGCGGGGGCAGCCGGAGCGGCGACCGGCGCGGGATACAGCTCGATGAGCTTCACGGTCTCATGGACCTTGTCGCCCTTCCAGTGATACGCCGGGTTCGTCGGGTGCAGTGCCCAGCCATCCGCTTCTGCGGCTGCCTTCGGGTCGTGCGCGACGGGCGCTGCGGGAGCAGCGGGTGCCGCCGGTGCAGCAGGCGCCGCGGGAGCGAAGCCTGCGGGTGCAGCCGCAGGAGCGGCAGCGGCAGTTCCGAAGCCAGCGGGAACACCACCAGCCGCCGGAGCAGCGGCAGCGCCGGCGCCCACGGTTTCGACCGCCTCGTTGATGTTCTTATACGAGATGATCTCGTTCTGGTCTTCGTAGTTGTCGTCGCCCTTGCGGATCTTGACCTTGATCTTCAGCGGGATGCCGTGGAGCTGCTCGCTGTTCGCGATGTGCAGCACGCCGACCGCGTGACCGATGGCGGAGAGTTGCTTGAGCGCAATCTCCTGGGCGGTCGCATTCGCGTTCTTGATGTTCAAGCGCGCGAACAGCTTGCGATTGGCGTATTGCCCGTCGATCACCGCAAAGCGGACCTGCAGATAGCTGCCGGCGCCGTCCTTCGTGGGCTTGATCTCGGACTCGTCCATCTTGGCGTTATACCAGCCGGCCGGGATCACATCGAACCCGGTATCCGGTTCCACCTGAGTGGCATCGAAGTTCAGTTGTGCCATGGTATGCTTATTCCTTTCATCGGCGGCGGATCAAGCCGCCATTATTTTTGCAAAAATCGCGCTGAGGATTGGAGGTTCGATCGAAGCCAGCGCGCCACTCCGATCTTTCGCTACATACTGCAGATCAGGCTGAGTCTGTAGGAAACGATATGACTCCCCTTGGGGCGTCTTGTTGATGCCGAGGCGGAACACCTCGTCGAAGAAGTAAGGCAGCTTGTGCCCCAGCTTGGCGCCAGGCATGGACGGCGCATACTTGACCACACCGCTCATCTCGTCCTTCATCGGTTCCATCTTGGCGGTGATGAGGACGTGCTTGTTCGGTATGTCACGGAAGCTGCGGATGGTCGTTTCCATCTTCTCGATGAGCTCACCATACGCCTGGCGCGGGTCTTTCACCTGCCGCTTGGCGTTGTTGAGGATAACCTCAGCGATTTCTGACGCGCTGTCCATCCCGATGGTGTGGAAGCCCTTCGCCTCGTTGGACTCCGTCACCCAGCGGTGCGCTTCCGCGAGGTCTTCCACCGTCTTGATCTCGATGATGGGCATGTTATAGGTGATATGCGGATTCCCGACGCCATACAGACGTTCGAGGTTCGCCTTGCGCAGCGACAGCGCACCGGACTCGTTGCTGATCATCAGCGGAACGGGTGCGGTCGCCAGCAGCATGGTCTTTCCCACACCGGCCTCACCGTATGTGAGGACCTTGACGCCTCCTGCGCTTGTCGCCTGTTCGGCGGTCGTGAACACCATTGCCATTACATATCCTCCGCGTTGCGGAACGACTGCCACGTCGGGAACCTGGGCTTGTCCTTGATCCCCTTGGGGAAGAACTTCGCCTTATGGATTAGCGACTTGAACTCGTCCTGATTGATGAAGTAGTGCTTCCTCTGTTCGTGCGTCAAACACCCCGCACCGACACGAACTTCTGCACCCTTGGGGAACAGGAGGGTATCGCCGTCCATGACGTCGGCCAGCACGGTGCCCAGCATAGCGCCAACCATGCCATTTGCAACCTTATTCTCCTGATGAGAACTGCGGAAGGTGTTGCCGAGTTCGTTCGTCTGAGCTTCGTTCTGGTTCTCTTCACCCTCGATGATGGTGTGGACCCGGAACTCGAAGTCAACGAACCGCTTGATGCGCCACTTGTAGAGCTTCTTCCCCGCGCGCCCGTCCTTGTGAGGCATGTCCGGACCACACAGAACAGTCCCTTCATAACCCGCGATCAGGTTCTCGTCGTCGAACGCTTCCAGCTCCTCGAGTGAGTGCAGCACGCGCGAGGGCATGATACGCAGATGCGGGAACAGGTGTGGGGCTTCCCCTGCAATCTGGCGCACGCGCTCCTGGAGCTGGAGCATACGATGCTCATACCCCGCGTTCTTGTTTTC